GCCCACCATTAACAGGAGATAGATAATGAGTGATGTTAAGAAACTCATGGAACAGGAGATGGAAAAAATAGAACTGTGTTGGTTTTGGTGTAAAGACACAAACACTAAAGTTGTCGCAAAGAAATATGTTGTTAACCAAGTCACCGAACTCGCCAAACAAATAGACAAGCTACAAGAGCAAAAAACTTGCCCACACATCATTAGTGCCGACGAAGGAACAAGCTATTGCGACTTGGCGTATAAGACTGCGGAGGAGTTTAAGAAGCTACAGGCAGAGCGTGACCAGTTAAGGGATTTAATAGGTCACATGTGGGTACATAATGGCTATGAAGATTGTGGGAAGAAGCAAATGACTACCAAGCAAAAGAAACTGTATGAAGAAGTAATAGCACAGCAAACAGAGGACAAGCCATGAACAACATGACAGATAGAGAACTGGCGATAGCGGTCGCGGAGAAGTTTGGGTATTTCGTTGCAACGCCTATTACAGAGGCAAGCGACGAGTATATAATGATAAACAGCTACTTATGGACTGTTGACCAATACCTTAAACACAGAGCCGCTGACATTTTGTTCGACCAGACCAAAGACAAGAACGGGCTGACTAATGCGGAGAGGGTTGATGATTGGTTGTGGCAGTTTTATATCGCCAATCAAGACGAGGGCGAATCATGTTTGGCTGGAAGGAACGTGGCTGCATGGTGGCGCACCATAACACCACGCAAGGTGCTGGAAGTGTATTTAGAACTGGAGAGTGAGTGATGAAATATTATTGCCGTCCAGCACTACACTTAAAGCCAAGAGGTATTTGGCAATACGAACCTATTTGGATAACAAACCTGCAAGGCTACTACGGAGCGTGATGATGGATAGAATAATAATAGAAAGAATTGAAAGTAAATCAGAGTACATAACTGAGACCGGCTGCTTAATATTTACCGGCTCACAAGACGCTCATGGTTATGGGCGTATAAGATGGAAGGGTAAAACCATGCGTGCTCACAGGCTTAACTACATTTCTCGTTACGGAAGTTTGCCAAAAGGAATGTTCGTTCTTCACAAATGCGACATCCCATCATGCGTTAATATTAACCATCTTTATGTCGGGACGCACAGCCAAAACATGTTGGACAGGTCAAATAGAGGTGGTTTTATATATCCGTCTGGCCAAGACCATTGGAGCGCAAAATTAACTGAACATGACGTGATTGAGATAAGAAAAAAATGTGCCGAAGGAAAGATGACACAAACAGAAATAGCAAAACAATATGGCGTGAGGGATTCAGTAATAACTAACATCAAAAAACGTAAAACATGGAGCCACGTTAAATGAATATCTCAGACGAACAGATTAGAGAGATTGCGGAAAAATGGGAATGCGCATATCAAAGCAACGACTGTTATGCTTTTGAAAAGTGCATCCGTGAAGCCTTGAAGCTACAACAGAATAAGATAGCGGGTAAGGTGATACATGAATAACGAACAGATTAAAGAGATAGCAGATAAATATGACAAGTTGTCTTGTGGTTTTTGTAGTCAAGAATTTTATCGCAAAGCTATACGTGAAGCCTTGGAGTTACAGCGGAATGAAATAGCGGATTGGTTATGTAGCCAAACCTACAGCGAGACAAGTCAACTGGCTAAGGTGGCAGAAAAAATCAGGAATGGTGAGATATGAGTATTAAGGTGCAGACACAGGTGTGGACATACTACCCCGGAAGCGGGACAGAATTGTTACTGGCTTTGGCCGTTGCAGATTTTGCTGATGACGAAGGTGCTGGTATCTGGCCGAGCGTAGAAACGCTGGCAAAAAAAGTGCGATGTTCCGATCGTCAGGTTAGCAGGATAATCAGTGGTATGGTGAACAAGGGTTTTTTGTTGTTGGTTTCAGAGGCAAACACAAAAAGAAAAACCCGTGAGTACGCCATCAACCTGTCATACCTGATGAATCAGAAAGAAACGGAATCAAACAGCATGAAAAAAGGTGAAACTCCTACCCCTGACAAAATGTCGGGGGGACAAATAGGGCAGCTACCCCTGACAAATGACGCACATACCCCTGACACCCATGTCACCCGATCCATTATTAACCATAAAGAACCACCAACTGTAGGGAAGCGCAAGCGCATTCCCACCCGCGAAGAGGTGACTGAACACTGGAAACAAAAAGAATTGAACGGGGACCCGGGTGAGTTTTACGACTACTGGGACAGTTTAGGCTGGAAGCGTGGGAAGACGCCTATCCAGAAATGGAAGGCGTGCGCGGCAACATGGTCCCGCAATCAGAAAAGGTTTGGTGACAGGCAAAAGAAAAAAACAGCCATCCCGATGAACGATGACAGGGCAATGATGAGGTTGTGTCAGGAGCACGGCATACAAACGAGAGGGAAGACCAAGTGGGAGCTGAAAGACAAACTGGAGGCAAAAATAAATGGCTAAAAAAGAAGACCAGTGGTCCGCATCATCAAACGGAAAATGCACGGATCCGGGGTGTATATTCCCAGTTCAGGTAGACGGTCTCTGCTCAAAACACTACCAACTGCGTTGTAAGAAAGTTAAAAAAATTCACTGGACAGACGCGATTATTGACGAGGCGGTTGCCAACGACACCTACAAAAAACCCAAGCCCGGGACGCTGGCTAAGCTTGTGAATGACCGGCGCCCTGAGAGAGTCTCTCGCTACCAGCCTGTGGACTATGACGAGCAGGAGTTGCTGAGGCAGCTGCCACCGGCCCTTGACCCCAGCGAGAGAGAGGAGATGACCCTCGAGGACCTGAAGCGGATGCACGGCGATGGCTAGATGGAAAAAAAATAAGTACAACAACAAGCGAGTGTACGACTGCGACCACTGCGATATGTACCATGTAGAGAGCAAGCCAGAAAAATGCGTGTGTGGCCGTTCTGATTACACGGTGTTTGACTCATGGAAAGAGTTTACGCGCTGGGCTGAGCTTAAACTGCAGGAGCGTGCCGGTATGATCAAGAGCCTGAAACGACAAGTGAGGATGCCTATCTACATAAACGGTTTGAAAGTTTTTTCCTATGTCGCAGATTTCGATTATTACACCCACGACGACCAGCATATCGTGGAGGATTCCAAGGGCATGGAGACGGACACATTCCGCTTGAAGAAAAAATGCGTTGAGGCTTATTATGGGCTTCACATTAAAATCACATGAGGACAGCCATGAGCGACCCACAGACACAAAGTGATGATATTCATCGCACCGAAGAGAACAAGCAGGAAGAGTTTGATCCGAAGCAAGCGCTGAATGGCCTGCGGTCTACTGGCATGAAGCAGAAAGTCATAGACCACTTTGAAAAAATGAAGCAGTTGGAAGAACAGCGGTCCGCTATCAACGACCAGCTTGCCGCTGAGCGTTCCAAGATGGAGGCGGAAGGCATTCCCAAGGAAGCTGTCAAGATTGCCTACAGGCTCTACAAGATGGATCTTGACAAGGTCCAATCAAATGTTATCGGCGTTGCATTATGTATGGATGCTACCGAGCTGCCCGTACAGATTGACTTCCTCGATAACGTAACCAAGTTGCACTAGCAATATGGGACCCGGTGGTTACCGCCACCCATCACGCCGTAGTGATGTCCGTGGGTCCCTCCTTTTAACCGGAGAACAGTGATGAAGTATATGTTTATAACCAACGTCGAATACCAACTTCTGGATCGCCCAATCATAGAGATCCTTGATATGCCACCCCTTGATGCTTACACGTTTACAAACGAAAAAGGGTTGCAAGGTGTTAGCACGACAGAAGCCCTAAGCAAGCAAACTATTAAAGCCCAGCACTTTGTTAACAGACTGGAGGGTCTGGATATTTGGGTGGGTTGTCATCCTCGCGTTGCTGATGCGTTACGCATTCAAGTCGAATGCTGGGGCATAATGAATGAAGAGATAAATAAATTAAGCAGCGACTGCTACAAACTAAGAATAAAAAACCGTAAATTAAAAACAACAAAAAGGAACAACGATTTCTGGACGATATTCAACCAATACGTCGAGGAAGTATTCACCAACCTTAACCACCAGATAGACGCGATGCCGGGAGTGCAGTGATGAAATCAGACCTAGAAGAACAGAAGCGCCAGATAGATAAAACCTACCAAGAGTACCTTTCGCAGCTGAATACGCTGCGCCTGAGAGGCTACGACTATTACCCAGACATTGATGGACCGTTTACGTGCGTACAGCTGATTGATAGCCAGATACGTCCTTACGGTGGCTTCAATGCCAAAGGGTGATTGGGCACGGGGCGACAAGTATTTTATAAAACATCCGACCGGCGCCACGATAAGCTGGGATGATAGCAAGGCATATGTTTTGTTATGGGTGGATAAAAAATCTTATCGTTTCCCGAACGCTACCATAGCCATCAAGGCTTTCGATAAACTTAAGAAAAGACCGCACGACCAGACCGTGGAAGAATGGCTGGCTGATTACGAGGCGGCACTACAGGAGAACAGTGATGAGTGATGAAGAAAGCTACACAGCGAAAGACCTTATCAAGCACATGACTGAGGTGCAGGACGATATGATCAGCTGCTGCTTTAATCACAGTATCGACATAGAAGCCGCTCACGGGCTTAAACCTTACGACGTGCTGGTGCTGGCCCAGATGAGCATACTCGCCTTTTCTTACTACGCCGCAGAGGTAGTGGATGAACACACGCTAGTGACCATGTTGAAAAACTCAGCGGTTAAAGCAAAGGAGATACTTGACCATGGCGAAAATAAAACAGTCCACTAAGCATAAACAGTGGCTGCAGACCGTCGTTGAGTTCGCAGCGAAGCATGGGCCGGTGGTAAAAGGCCATGGCCGGGTCCAGATACATCACGTAGTGGGTCCGACGTATGTGCATAACAAGGTCCCAATCGGGCACTGGTTTTTATTGCCGTTGCCATTCGAGCTGCACGACGTGTCATCCAATCATCCGTGTAACGTCACTCACTTCCGTAAGCGCTTCACTGAAGAGCACGGGGAGCAACGCATACTGTTTGAGTTGATGTGCGAAATCATACGCGCTGAGGGCGGCACGCTCCCGCCTGATGAAGCCCTGCAGGCAATACAGCAAACGAGGTACTGATATGCCGATATTAAACTACACTACCAGCGTAAAGGCAGAAAAAACGGTGAGTGAAATACAGAAAGCACTTGCTAAATCGGGCGCATCAAAAGTGATGTCCGAGTATGACGGCGAAGGGATATTGAAACACCTTTCATTCCAAATTGTCTGCAATAACATACCTGTTTTTTTCAGGCTTCCCGCACGTATAGATAACATCTACGTCATCCTGCAGAACGATTCCGAGGTGCCCCGGAAATTAAAATCGCGTGAGCAAGCGAGCCGGGTAGCGTGGCGCATCATCAAGAACTGGATCGAGGCACAGCTTGCGCTTGTTGAGGCAGAGCAGGCAGATATGGTAGAAGTCTTTTTGCCTTATGCACAGACTCATGGAGGCGACACGATATATCAGCTCGTCATGTCGAACCAACAAAAAATGTTAGGAGCACCAGATGGCAAGTAGAGACAGTGATGAGTACGGCACGCCACAAGGATTGTTCGATGTCCTGCACGATATGTTCAATTTTGAATTGGATGTCTGTGCGAGTTCAGTTAATCAGAAAGGTGTTGAGTACTGGACAAAGGAGGATAACTGCTTAACCAAGGACTGGCCCAAGGCCCCGGTGTTCATGAACCCGCCCTATTCGTCAGGTAATATAGGGAAGTTCATGGCAAAGGCCGTGGAGAGTTCCAAGACTGGTAGTCTGGTGGTGGCGCTGGTCAGGCAAGATCCATCCACAGCATGGTGGCAGTGTTGTGTTCACCCGCATGCAACCTACGTCGCCCAGTTTCGCAAGCGGTTACGGTTTGAGGGTCAGGCAGAAGGCGCAAATGACGCTTACAACTTCCCGGTGTGCTTAGTGATCTACGGCCCCAAACTTGCGGGACCTCCGACGACGCTATATCTTGACGAGCTTATCGATACACTTTATTGGTGGCTCAGTGAAGGAGAGGCAGAAAGACATAGAGCAAGGCTTAAGGCGCTGGGCTGAGTGGGTTATTGCAAACCAAAAGCAGCTGCAGGTCCGGGCCGGGTATTCCGTCCCCGCCAGAACCGGGTGGCAATGCAGTAACTGCAAGAAGGAATACATCGAGCCTCCCCGGGACCTCAACAACCGACACCAGAACAGATGCACCCGCTGCGGCTACGAGATTAAAGCCACCTTCATTGCCGGCGACTTTAATCACAATGACAAGATGGCGGAAGTCTACAACACCGGTATTCAGATCATGCCGGTCGCTCAACGCACCGCTATTGTTTGGAAGTATCTCAGTCAGGAACCCCAGTCTAAGTTTGCCAAGAACCTCGGCGTCAGCACTCAGCACTTACAGCAGAATTTATCCCGTGCTTACTATTACTTGATGGGTTATCTCGACTGGAGAAAATATAACAAATAAGTGTTGAGGGGTGAGGCTTACTGCTCTACTATCAACGTGTCGATTGGTTATCGACGTCATCACTGTTCGCAGCGCCCCGGGTTGCTCAGCGGCTTCCCGGGGTTGCTGCACTTAATCACTTCACTATCTTGAACACGCGTTTCACTCTTTTTCTTTTATGCGGGTTCTCAGTCACATCAACTATTGCCTTGGTCCAGCTATCCACGAACCGGTACCCGGCAACAGCAACGTAATGGTTTGTCACGACCACGATGTAAGTTGACTTAAGGTCACGCTCCGGGGCCTGCAGCCACTGGTTAAAAGAGCAGTCACCCCATTCATAATCCCAACGGTGACATTGCTTGACCTTGTAACCCAGCTCATGGATGACGCTGGTAAGCTCGTTGCAATACATGCCACGTATCTTTTTCTTTCCTGCATGCTTCAGCACCTGCTTGTAACTGCAGTTGGTCACGGCCATGATAGCCGTGGGTCCACAGAAGACCTCGGTGTCCTTGGGAAGCTTGGGCTTGTATAGTTTTGCTCTCATCACTGAGCCTCCTTCAGTATGGTTAATGCACCCTTGGTGATGCCGTGTTGGTTGCCGAAAGACCTGATGCGACGCACGGCCTTCTTCAGCGGGTAGTCGATGTCACGCAGGTAACGCGCATCGGATTTATTTATCTTGATCACCCGGACCGGGAAGTCTATCGATACACAAGAGATGTACTTGCGCCCCGCCTTGCTGATGACAACGCGGTGACCATTGTCGTTATGAAGTATTTGTACTTTCATCACTGCACTCCAATTTATTTAAGATGAGGGATTATTATATCAAATGGGTTTTTGCCAAATTGCACGAAACCCTTGATATGACTCACTTTCCGGCCTGTAACCCGCATAAATACGTGGCCAAAAAAAAGCTTGACTCGATCTACATAGGGCAAAATGAAGCAATAATTGCGGGGTAGCACCTCTACAAGCTAGTATTGGCGCCATCGAAATTATTTTTCAGGGACTAAAATGGCTGAAGCAGTAAAGAAGAAACGCCTTGCCAAGAAATCCACCAACAAGAGAGATGACAACTCTTACTGGAAGACGGACCCGCTCACCGGTAAGCGCTACAAGCATATTATTAAAACCTTCCCCGGTAGGCCTAGGTGCTTTGACGACTCGGGTGTTCTCTGGACTGAGTGTGTTCAATACATCGAGGAATGCGATAGAACCGCTGTCCCGCCTACCATGGCCGGCCTCGCTGCCCACATCGGATGCAGCAAAAGAACCCTGAATGAATACATGAAAGGCTCATACGATACGGATGACGCAAATTTTTCTCGCGCTTTAGAGCTTGCCCGTACTATTATCGAAGACAGAAAGCTACGAGCTGGCCTGCAGAAGTCATTGGACTCAGGGCTAGTTAAGTTTGACCTAATTAATAACCATGGTTACACCGAGAAAGTGAGCAACGAAGTCACCGGTAAAGATGGTGGCCCTGTTGAGACAAGAGAGGTCTCTGATATGGAGTTTGCCAGACGTATAGCGTGGTTGTTTCATAATGCAAGCAAAGAGGAAAAGGTATGAGTGACAATGTGAAACGAGTAACGGTGGATGTGCTGACCAATGCTACTGGCGATTTCAGTGTTAACACCCCAAACATTGGTGGCATCATCACGCAGATAATGTACGAACCTGATGACTCAGCGGGAAATAGACTAGCTTCAGCCGCTGATATTGATATTGTCGGCAGCGTGACTGGCATCGTATTATTGAATGCGGACAACTTCACTGACGCTGCGAACAATGTGCAATGGGTGCCTGTGCAGGACAGCGTATTAGTGGATGGCGCAGCTGGGGACAATCAGTATCTGTTCACAATCAACGAGCCGTTAACCATTACCATCGCAGCAGGCGGCAACACCAAATCCGGCAAAATTCATTTGTGGTATGTGTAGTGAACCTTAGAAAAAAATTGATGATGCAAGTCCTAGGGCCTGCTGCTGCAGGAGAAAGCGTATATGGCACGTCGCTTGACGGAACCAATGACTATTGGGCATTGACCAACGTTTCTGGGGTGGATGTGAGCGATTTCAGCTTGGTGTATAAGTTCAAGCAGCGAGCTAATTCTGATGGTGGGAGTAATTTTCGGGTTGAGAATACAAACACGACAGGTTTTTTACAGGACGCATTAAACATTAACACGTTTTCTATTATTGACACCGGTTCTGTTGTGGGAAACGTCAGCATCAACACCAATGTATTCAGCGCAGCTGCCGGGCACGGCAATGCTCTTGCTGCTAACACAACTTATTTGGTTTTCTGTTCTCGAGATCAGAACGTAGCCGGAGGCGCTGTAATTACAGATGAGGACTTCAACGTGGTGGGGTCATTCTCTGCCGCAAGCCAAAACACGAATTTTGTTATAGCCTTAAATGACGGCACTGCCACTAATCTATATGTTGGCAGAAATGGTTCTTCTTACTCAGGTATCGACATGCGCTGGCTTTACTGGGTACCCGAGTACATCGACTTTTCAGTGGCAGGAAACCGCACGCAGTTCGTTGATAGCGTAATGGATACAGCAACTTCTCTTGGAGACCTATCCAGTATCAGCGCCACGCAACCTTTTCTTCTGCTTAACGGCGAGAATGATGTTTGGGGCGACAACAGCGTCGGCAGTTATGGCTCTCTTTCCCCTATAAACGGGCCTACCGCCCCATTGGTTCCGATATGATAAACGTGCGCTACATTACCATTAAGCCCAGCCTGTTAACCGCAGAGCATATAGCGTGGCTTGAGCAGCAAAAGGAAATCTACAGACGTCATCACAAGATAGGCGCTGCCCTTGATATAGTGCAAAACCAGCTTTTTGATGAAGCCTATATCAAGGTGCCAGAGCAGCAGTACAACGATGAGGTACAAGCAATGGTCGAGGCATTACAGGGCACTGTTGTGTTGCGAGTAGATAACAATAATAGCTGGATTAAGCAAAGACAGCTTGAGGCCGACATGGAAGCAAACCCGGAGAAGTATCGTGGCAACTGATATTAAGCAGCAATACATGGAGAGCGCCGGCTGGATGCTCGAGGCACTGAAGATGTCCGGCACCCCGGATGAAATGCAGATCACCCTATCCATGCTTTGCAGTTACTTCTGTATCAAGATGGAAATACACCCCGACGCACTGCGCGAGGCCCTAACCAAGAACATGAAAGCGATTGCTGAGGACCGTCAGCTGATGCTTAAGATGACCGAGTACATAGGGAATATGGAAGTACAAAGGAAAACTGATATAAAATCTCCTATCATCACTAACTAGCCAATACCGGATTAACTCCACAGCAACAGGAGAATTAAAATGAGTGTATTTACTTTCTGCATGGCCGTTCAGGCGCTGACTAACTCATAATCATGATCCTCTGTTCTACTCTTTCGGGGCCATCCGCTGGCCCCTATTTTTTTCTGAATGAGCGCTGTTGAAGAGTTTCTGAGACACCTTGGAGAGCTGCCTGCCTCCGAGGTTCTGCCGCTTAAAGAAGACGTACTGAAGCGAACCAGCGATATGCTGTGGGTGCCCAACCCGGGTCCGCAGCTGCGAGCCTATGAGTCCAAGGCCGACGAGCTTTTTTATGGTGGCTCTGCGGGGGGAGGGAAATCTGATTTACTATGTGGGCTTGCTATCAACGAGCATAAGCGCTCCCTGATATTGAGGAGATTTAACGATGATGCGAAAGACTTGGCCTCCAGAGGTCTTGAGATCCTCGGCACCCGCGACGGGTACAACGGCACAGACAACGTCTGGAAGAGTGGTGAACAGAACATCAAGTGGGCAGGGTGTAAGGATGAAAAAGACAAAGAGCGGTACAAAGGACGACCGCATGACTTTAAAGCCTTCGACGAAATTGGCGACTTCTTGGAATCTCAGTACCGATTCATTATCACATGGCTTAGATCAGAAGACCCTCACCAGCGTTGCCGAGTGGTATGCGCAGGAAACCCACCTACTAATCCAGAGGGCCTGTGGGTTATTGAATACTGGGGAGCGTGGCTTGATCCTAATCATCCCAATCCTGCTGAGGAAGGAGAGCTGCGTTGGTACACAACTCATCCCGTCACTGGCAAGGACGTGGAGGTTGACGGACGAGGACCGCATATCATCGAGGGACAGGAATGCCTTGCTCGAAGCCGCACGTTCATTCGAGCAAGACTCGAAGACAATCCAGACCTTGCCGCAGGAGACTACAAATCTACACTGGACTCTCTGCCTATTGAAATCAGACGGGCCTATCGCGATGGAGACTTTGGCGCCGCGGTATCCGATAAGGACTTCCAAGTTATCCCAACCTCATGGATTGTAGCGGCACAGGACAGATGGAATGAACGACCACCTTACCAAGTACCTATGTGCGCGATCGGCGCTGACCCGGCTGGTGGAGGCGGCGACGATAACGTCCTCGCCCCGCGTTATGATGGATGGTTTCAACATCCCATTGTCATCCCCGGTGCAGAGCGACCTCTTGGAACAGACATCTCTGGAGACATCGTCAAGGTACGACTCGACAATGCCGTCGTCATACTTGACTGTGGCGGCGGATACGGCGGCTCTACATACAAGACGCTTAAAGAAAACGACATAGAAACGGTCGCGTTTAAAGGCTCAGAGAAAACAATCGAACGTACCGTTGAAGGGCAGCTGAAGTTTTACAACAAACGCGCACTGCAATACTGGCGTTTTCGTGAAGCACTGGACCCGGATCAGCCATGGGGTAGTCCGATTATGCTGCCACCAGACCCCGAGATCCGTGCGGACCTTGCCGCTCCAACATTTAAGATCACACCGCAAGGCATATTGATTGAACCGAAAGCGGACATCATTAAGCGTATTGGACGTAGCCCGGGCAAAGGTGATGCGATTACAATGGCATGGAGTGGTGGCCAGAGGCAGATAGCATACCGCTATCAAGCTGGCAGCAGGTCCGAGCAAGGACTGGGTGTAAGGTCAGGCAAACAAACAACGGCGAACATGGGTGGACGACACGCCGGTAGGAGAAGAAGATGAAACTGTTTATAACTTACCTCATGGCAATATTATTTCCACGCGACCCCTTTGCCTTTGAAGGTATCGACATTCCCGTTGAGAAGAAACAAAAAGAAGACGGACCTGTCATCGCCACAGTGATGTTAAAAAGCATATTCAAGGCTGTCACCAATGTAGTTAAATCCATATTCTCGCCACCCAAGGCTGAGAAGGCGCCACCACCACCACCTCTACCAAAGAAAGAGGATCTTGCATCGCAGAAATCAGGTAACACCATGCCAGTGCCAGATGATAAAGCATTAGCGGAGAGTCAGCGCAAAGCCTATCTTACTAAGTACGGTGGCCGGGGCAGGAAAGGATCTATATTAACCGCTGACAACAAGGACAGGTTCAAAGAAGACAACGTCGAATTTAATCAGTCCTCATACAGGTAAGCCATCATGACGACAATAACGAACAGACCCAACGTGCAAGCAAAGAGTCCATTCGGTGCAGGCACTGGCGCACCCGGAACAACAAAAGAAGTACGGCGAGCGGCGCCATCGAGCAGCACAACTAAGCCAAACCGTAACAAGCCAAAAGCTAAGCCTAAGCCTAAGTCAGTCGCGGCCAAGACCAAGGATGCCACTGAAGGCGTTAAGGACAAGGGCGGCTCCATCGGCGCGAAGAAAAAAGAAAAACGCACTGCAGCGGGTGGCCGTAAAGTCATGACCCAAAGAGATGCCTTCAAAGAAGATGGCTCAACAGTAGCATCTGAATACCGGTAAAGAACGCACATGTCATACAAAAATCCATCGGTTAAGTTTCTTGTTGATCTCGCAGAGAAGACGTTCACCCGCAAGAAAACATTGAACCAGCTGCATCAGGAGATAGCAGAAAACTTCTACCCTGAGCGTGCTGACTTCACTTACAACCGCCACCTCGGTGATGAGTTTGCCGATCATCTTTACGACTCATACCCGGTGCTGGTCCGTCGCGACCTTGGTAATCAGTTGTCTGCGATGCTGCGTCCTACTGAGAAAGAATGGCACATCATGCAGACCACTAACTACGACAAGGTGGACCACGCTGGCAAGTCATGGCTTGAGTGGGCGAACAAGCGCCAGAACTTCTTCATGTACGAACGCTCATCGAACTTCGTGCGTGCTACCAAGGAAGGCGATCATGATTTTGCTACCTTCGGCCAGACTGTTATTGAGCCTGACATCAACAAGAACAGGACCGGTTTAACCTATCGCTGTCATCACCTGCGTGACATGGCGTGGGTTGAGGATGAGTTCGGACAGATCATCTACGTGTTCCGCAAGTGGAAGCCGATGGCTCATGATCTTGGTCGCATCTTCGGTGAAGACAAATGCCACGAGACGGTTAAGAGGGCGGTTAAGAAAGACCCGCTGAAAGAAATTAACTGCATGCACATCATGGCCCCGGGTGATCGGTACGAGGGAGAAGGTTATAGGAATCAGTTCGACTGGGTGTCGCTGTACGTTGATATTGAAAACGAACACCAGCTGGAGGTGATGCCTTCACGTCGCCGTCGCTATGTTATTCCACGCTGGCAGACAGTGTCCGGTTCACAGTATGCGTACTCACCGGCCACCATCACCGCGCTGCCTGACGCAAGAATGATACAAGCAATGACATTGGTCCTACTCGAGGCTGGGGAGAAGTTTGTTAATCCACCACTAGTAGCTACACAGGAAGCTGTGCGCTCCGATGCCGCACTGTATGCTGGTGGTATCACATGGGTGGATAAGGATTACGATGAACGGCTGGGTGATGCACTGCGTCCTTTGACCACTGATAAGAACGGCTTGCCTATCGGTTTCCAGATGTCAGACATGACCAAGCAGCAGATACGCGAGTGTTTCTATCTCAATCAGATTCGCATGCCTATGCTGGACAAAGAGGCTACTGCGTATGAGGTTGGCCAGATCGTGCAGGAATACATTCGTAATGCGCTGCCACTGTTCGAGCCTATGGAGGTGAACTACAACGGCGAGTTGTGCGAAGAGACCTTCGACCTGCTCTTCTGGAACGGCGCCTTCGGCGGCATCAACGAAATACCTGAGAGCTTGCGGGGTAAAGATATTGAGTTTAAGTTTATGTCTCCATTACACGATGCTGAAGGCCAAGGTGAAGCGCAGCGCATACTCGAAGTTCAACAGATACTGGGCAGCACGATGGAGTTTGATCCTACTGTGAACGTCCACGTTGATTTCCATCAGGCATTCCGTGGCGCGATAGATCGCATGAACGTGCCGAAGGAATGGATTGTTGATGAAAAGGTTGCTATGCAACGACTCGCTGCTATCCAGCAACAGCAGGAAGCCGCCGCTGAAGCTGAAGCCATGCAACAGGCGGCTGAGACTGCCAAGACCGGAAGCGAAGCAGAGAAGAACCTGAGCGATGCAGAGTAGAAAACAATTACCATGGGAACCGGCTGAGTACGATTCCGCAATAGTCACTGCCGTGCAACACCTTGTTGCCGGTACCTGCGAGCCACAACTCCAACAGAAATTCATCGACTGGCTTATCCATGAGTGCTGCGACACTTACGGCATGTCATTCCGACCCGACGATAAGGGAGGTCATGACGCCATGGTGTTCGCTGAAGCCAAGCGCTACGTGGGCAATCAAGTGGTGAAAATGCTCCAACTAAAACCTGCTGTCGTAGCAGGCGACGACGACCCAAAAGAACAAGGCTAATGGAACAGCAAGTCTCAATCGAAACGATAATGCGTGCCAGAGCTATGTTGGATAATGACGAGATAGAAAAAGATTGGCCTTCATACATCATCGACCAGTATGGTGAATGACAGTTTCTTGAACACTGGTGTTTCTTTCAGACATATAACGGAGCCTAAATGGAGGTGATTATCATGGCTGGGTGTAAAGGTAAGAAGAAAGGCGGCGGCGGTCGCAAGAAGTAATAGTTGCGGACTATCCGGGGGTTTATTATCTTAAGCCCCCATGGATATAGAAGTTGTTTACGACGTACCACCCATCTTCGACGAAATAGTCAAAGTATTCCCCGGCGCAAGGAACGAGCGCGTCGTCTTCTCTTGGGGTAGCAGAGTCTACATCAACAGCAAAGAAAGAGAGCCTGTCCCCAAACCCATCATCGCTCACGAATCAATTCACGGTAGCAGACAAACCATCATCACCCGGTCCAAGCTGCGCGAGAAAGGTGTTAACGATTTCACTGCAGAGCATGCCGAAGAGTGGGAATGGGAAGTGCTGGCGTGGTGGCGTCGATACATGAGAGATGAGAAGTTCCGTTATGATGAAGAGCTGCTCGCGCATCAGGAGGAATACCGGGTCGCATGCGCTGAAGCAATATCACGCAGGCAGCGACAGTTCGCACTGAAAACAATTGCAAAGAAACTGGCCTCGCCGCTGTATGGGAGCATGGTGTCCCCGGCTAAAGCCAAAACATTACTTAAACAAGCAGCGTAGGAGTTCACATGACTTTTGAAATACTGAAATACAAATATCTCGAAGAAGCAGGTGATGACGGCGGTCAGCCTGATAATTCTAACGGCGGTGAACCTGATGGTGGCGGCAGTCCTTCGGAAGGTAGTGATGGCGGCCAGCAGCCTAGCTGGCCAGACGACTGGAGAAACCAGTTCGCCGGAGAGTTAAGCCCTGAAGCTACGCCCGAGGAAAAAGAAGCCCACGAGAAAGCGCTCAAACAATTAACCCGGTTCAGCTCTCCCAGTGACGTGTATAAATCATTCAGGGAGGCACAGCAGAAGATTTCCGCCAACACCAAGGTGGACCTGCCTGAGAACCCATCGGAAGAAGAGATTACTGCGTACCGGGAAGCAAACGGCATCCCTGCTGAGCCTGATGGTTACTATGAAACCTTTGGTGACCTGCAGGTGGGCGAAGAAGATAAGCCTTTCCTCGATGAGTTTATCAAGAGCGTGGCACACCCCAACAACTGGAAGCCTGAAGATGTGAAGGCGGCGTACGAGTTCGATCGCCAAAGCAAAGAAGCCCAGATGGCCCAATATGAACAACAGAACGACGACGCTTACAAGGAAACCGAAGCCCATCTAAAAGAAAAGTGGGGTAATGAATACGATGGCAATGTCACTATGGTGAATAACTTGATAAGCCTGATGGGCGAAGAGGCTGCTGAGATATTCCACAATGTCAGGACCAGTGAAGGCATCGGCTTGCTGAATCACCCCTCAGTGGCCGAGGCTGTGCTCAGTATTGCCAAGGAAGTGAACCCTATACCCAGCTCGGTCGGTGGATCTGGAGCCAACGAGCAATCCATAGGCGATGAGCTGCGTGACATCGAGAAGGTAATGACCAACAACCGGTCCGCCTACAACAAAGACAATGCTATGCAGGAGCGCTACCGAGACCTGCTGGTCGGCTATAAGAAGGTGACCGGTAAGGATTGGGGTAGGGGGTAGTTGCTTTTTTCTAAAATCTAGTTCTATAATCGAGGTGTGGCAATAATGCTGCACCTTTTTTTTGACGGTCAACTCTTACATTAAGACCCCGTCGTTTACTTTTAACAATTTAAACGGCCCCTTGTAAGTGTTGCACCGGCCCTCCTAGAGACAACCCGCGAAGCAGCACAATCAGAAAGGACAACCCGTGTGACTATATAAACCTTATGGAGGGTTAAACAATGTCACCAGATGCTGCACAAATTCAATACCGGCAGAGTTAAACCTGCTGTAATCGAAGCTAAATAACTGGAAGGCGAAAGCTAACCAGATGGAAGGCCCCGAAGCGACAACACATTACGGCTTATGGGAGTGAACATGAACGAAACTTTAGTAAAGTACCTTGCGGGACTACTCGATGCGGATGGCTGTTTGTCATTTACATTCAGAAGGGACAAAAGGGATAAATCAAAATACCATCTTGGTCTACGTTGTTATTTAGGAGCATCAGACACGGTGGATATAAGCGGATTTATACCATCTTTACCCGAGCAAACTGGTCTTGGCTCCGTGTATAAACACACAGATAAACACTATGTCTGGCAAACACAAAAGGCAAACGAACTCGAACGACTTTTGCCAAGAGTGATGAAGCATATGGTTATCAAAGCCAAGCACTGGAACTGGATGTACGAAATATGGAGAGCAAACAAGCAAAGGTCTTACGGTGAAAGCTATATAACCGAGGACGAAATGGAGCAGTTAAAAGCCGCTTCAAAAACATCAAGGTCTGTTAATGCGGGTCCATTGAAACCTAAAAAACATCCAACATGGGCTTGGGTATCAGGGTATTTAGATGGGGACGGGTGGTATTTACACAGAAACCCGTCTAAGCATCGTTACGGTATGCACGTAGGTGCTACAGCACACAAGAACGACAAAGTTGGTCTTGAGTTATTACTAAAGGCATTCGGAGGCAAGATTAAAGTACACAATCAATCAGACAACGTGCTGATATGGGAGCGTAGTTTAAGCAATGCCAATCGATCATTCGCTCTTCGGTTTTTGCCGAAGGTAGCAAAACACTCAAAGCTAAAGCGACACAAGATTGAAATCATGATTTACCACCACCAGCAACGACTGAGTGCTTCGACATCTAAGGATGATGCGACAGTCTGACAATGTATTTACATTGATTGGAATTTATTGCTGGCTTCGAGCAGCACCAGAGTTTGGTTCGTGATTCGGTTACCAATGAAGCGGTAATCAAGGGCAATCAGGCAACCTTTCTGGTAGCTGACTCAGGTGGTGCGACCGCTGTTACTCGAGGTGTAAACGGCCTCATTCCAGCACGCGCTGATAACAACACTCAATCGACTGCTACCCTGCAGGAATGGCATGACTTGGTCCGAAAGACCAACTTCAACATTTTTGCATCTCAGGGCAACCAGCGTGAGATCATGCAGAAGACCACCATGGCCGTGGTTAACCGTAAGATTGACGATGACATCATCACCGTCTTGAATACGGCTACCAACGACACTGGTGCTGCAGCCACTGCTTCACTTCAGATGGTGATCCATGCTCAGACGATTCTGGGTAATAACGATGTTCCTTATGACGGTCAAATCTATGGTTTGATTACCCCTGCTTTCTTGGGCCGCTTGCAGATGGTCAAAGAGTTCGCGTCCGCTGACTATGTCAAGAAGGCGCCTCTCGATGGTGATCAGGCTCAGTGGCGTGATGCTCCGGGCTACTACGTCTGGAACGGCGTTATGTGGATTGTACATCCGAACCTGCCGGGTAAAGGTACCAACGCTGAAAAGTGTTTCTTGTACCACCGCTCAGCTGTCGGTCACGCAGTCAACACTGACGGTATGGAGTGTCCTATTGGTTACGACGAAGAGCAGGCTTATAGCTGGTGTCGTTGTTCCGTTGATATGGGCACAGTCTTGTTACAGAACTCAGGTGTCGCCGTGATGAATCACGACGGTAGTGGGTTCGCAGCTTCTTAAGGGAGGGTTAAAGAATGGCTTATTCAACTTCAAACTCACCCGCTAAGATTGCGGAGGCTGTTAACGGCGCCGGTTCCGTCTGGATTTACAAAGACGGCGACGCTATTGCAGCCATCGACGCTACCGATTATTTCTCCAACGCTGGTGATCTCGGTATGCAGACAGGCGACGTCCTGATTGTCATTGGTAACAATCTGACCTCTATCGGTCAGATGACAATCGATGCTGACGGTAACGGCACTGTCTCCGCGTTGACGGCTTTCCCGTAAGTTGTAGCGGTATAAACAGGGGCCGGTCTATACTGGCCCCTTTTACCCAACTGGAGAAAGTCCATGGCCGAAGCCGCAAAAGAGATAGAAGAAAAGAAACCTGTTCAAGGTTTAACCCGTATTCGCTGGGCCACAGCGGAAACCAAACGAAACGTCTTTCAAGCATTAACTGCACCTGAAGCAACTCTTGAAGACGTACTCAAACCAGAATATTTTTCCAATGTCGTGCGTGACATTAAGGCCTTCGACAAGATCGAGGTACTGAATGAAACCGGTGCGTGGTATGCCGAGCTGCTTGTGATTTACAAGCTGGGCGGACAGATGCGATTACACGTACTGAACAAGGTGGACATCGAAGTGCCTGAGCTTCCTGTTACTGACATTGGTGGCCTGAAGATCGAGTGGGGAGGTCCTGCTCACAAGTATCGCGTTATCAATCCTGCGGACAACAACAGCGTGCTTAAGAAAGGGTTTGCTACCCGGGACGAGGCCCATGCTTGGACGCAGCAACACTTGCGTAACTTAGGAAAATAATCATGGCAGCAGCTACACAGTTATCGTTATACAACGGTGCCCTGCGTGCGCTCGGGCAGACGAAGCTCTCTTCTTTATCCGAAGACCGCGAAGCGCGTTATGTTCTCGATGACGAGTGGGCTGATGATCCTATCAAGGCTTGCTTGGAAATGGGGCTGTGGAACTTTGCTATGGCCTCTGTTTCCATCACCCAAAACGTATCCGAGACACCTCTGTTTGGTTACACGTATGCGTTCGACAAGCCGGCCAACTGGGTGAGGACAGCAGCTGTTTGTTACGACGAGTATTTCAAGACACCGAATCTGGAATACAACGATGAGACTGTATTCTATTTCGCCAACGTCACGCCCATCTACGTCCAGTATATCAGCGACGACGTTGACTACGGTCGTGACTACAGTATCTGGCCGGAATCATTTCGCACCTTTGTTCATCACTACCTTGCGTGGAAGATATGCCCGACCCTGATTAAGAACAGCAGCGAAAGAGATGTGATCTTCGAGCTTTACAAGGAAGCGCGATCGGAAGCAAAGAACCGGGATGCGATGAACGAGGCAACACGCTTTCCGCCTCAAGGCACTTGGACCCGGGGGCGTCGCGGTGGTAGTCGAGACCGCGGCAATCGCGGCTCACTGTTAGGATGAGGGAATGGGACAGACTAATGCACCGATATACGCACTTAACAGGGGACTAATCAGCGAAGACGCACTTGCTCGATCAGACCTTGATAGGCTCGCTTTCTCTGCTGTTAAGCATCGCAACTGGATGCCCAAAGAACTGGGTGCCACATCCATCCGACCCGGCACCGAGTACATAGGCGCGACTGACTCCAACAACGTCGCCTTTTTCCTGCCGTTTATTTTCTCAACAACAGACACCGCGCTGATTGAACTCACTGATCAGACTATGCGGATATGGGATGATGATTCTCTGGTAGAGAACGCAACCGTCACCGCGTCGATCACTAACGGTGGTTTTAATACTAACTTGTCTGGCTGGACCGACGACGACGACGCTGGTGGCACATCCGACTTTAAGACCGGTGGCTTCATGCGATTGGTGGGTAATGGCACAGCGGCTGCACGACGCTATCAGGAAGTCACTGTTAACGAGACTGGCACACAGCACGCTGTTCGCATTGTGATTGAGCGTGGACCGGTGAATGTGCGTATCGGCTCCACTGCCGGTGATGATGACTTCTTCTCGGAAGCGGAGCTGGGCACAGGCACTCATTCAATTGCTATTGAGCCAAGCGGCAACTTCTTTATTCAGTTCGAGAGCTTCACTATTTACGAAAAGCTGGTGGACTCTGTTGCTATTGAATCATCCGGCCCGGTATCCATCCCGGCCCCATGGGCAGAAGCGGACCTGTCACTGATACGCTTTGACCAGTCAGGCGATGTTGTCTTTGTCTGCTGTGATGGCTACAAGATCCGCAAGATAGAAAGACGCTCGAACAACTCATGGTCCGTCGTGGAATACGACACCAATGACGGCCCTTTCAGGGTAGGAAATACGACAGCCACGACTCTGGCAGCAGACGCAACAACCGGCGAAGTGACGGTTACCTCTTCAGCTCCATTGTTTGAAAGCACGCATGCCGACGCGCTTTTTAAACTGACATCATCCGGCCAGAACGTAACCGCTTCCATCACAGCTCAGGATAACTTCACTGCCAGTATTCGAGTAGCGGGTACCGGTGGACAGCGACAGTTTGGTTTAACGATTACTGGACTGACCGGAACCGGTTCAGAAGTGACCCTGCAGTATTCCATCGATGAAGGCTCTACGTGGATTGATTACTCAGGCTACACGGCTAACGCCTCAACCAATATTACTGACGGTCTTGACAATCAAGTTATCCTGTATCGCATTGGTGTGAAGTCAGGTGATTATACAGCCGGAACCATCGTACCCACGCTCACGTACTCTTCAGGTACGCAGACAGGCGTTGTACGCATCAGGAGTGTTACGAATAGCCAGTCAGCTGAAGCTTCCGTCCTGACGGAACTGGGAAGCACTGACGCTACTTCTGTGTGGTCGGAAGGGGCATGGTCTCCAATACGTGGTTATCCAACCTCGGTGCGGATCTACGAATCACGTCTGGTCTTCGCAGGCCGCGACAATATCTGGGCTTCTATCACTGACGTGTTCGACTCGTTCGATGAGGACTTCGAGGGCGATGCTGCACCGATTAACAGAACCATTGGTGCCGGCCCGGTGGATGTCATCAACTGGCTTGAGGATGGCGACTGGCTGGTAGCCGGCTCACAGGGTGCAGAGCTTTCTATTCGTTCCACCAATGACCGGGAACCACTGACCACGGCCAACTTCAACATTAAGCGCCCCTCTACTCACGGTACCGGCGCAGTCGATGCGGTGAAGGTAGACAACTCGATTGTGTACGCCAACAGGACGGCGCGTGAAATCTATGACCTATCGTTCAGTATTGAACGTAATGACAAGGCCTCAGCTGAGTTGACCGTTCATGTACCTGAAGTATGCGGCACCGGCATCACTAAGATGGCCGTGCAACGTGACCCGGATACCCGCATTCACATGGTGCGAGGTGACGGTATCGCTGTAGTCCTGCTGTTCAACAAGACTGAGAACGTGTTGGCCTTCACCGAGATTGAGACGGATGGGTTTGTGGAGGACGTGGTTATCATACCGGGCGCCACTGAGGACAGCGTTTACTACGTGGTAAAGAGAACCATCAACTCATCCACTGTTCGCTATCTTGAGAAGTGGTCCACCGAGGACAGCTGCATTTCATTCACTACTGAATACGAAGGTGACTCTATTACCAGTATCACGGACCTCGATTACTTTGACGACGTGGAAGTAACTGTGCGCGACTCAGATGGCGCGAAGATAGAAAACCTGACGGTCACAGCTGGCACCATCACACTCTCATCGGCAGCAACATATGCTCACATCACCCCGTCAATTTGCAAGCATGTGGATTCAAGCATCACCATTAGCCAAGCTTCCAGCACATCCGTATCTGGACTTGACCATCTCGAAGGCGAAACAGTCTACGTCTGGGCAGATGGAGCGGATGCGGGTTCGTATACCGTTTCCTCCGGTGCCATCACACTGGCCACAGCTGCAGAAGAGATTGTGGTCGGACTGTATTTCAAGGCGGATTGGAAATCAGTTGTATTAGCCTACGGTGCGAACATGGGCACAGCAATGAACATGCGTAAGGACCTGACCGACCTCGGCCTGACATTAACGAAGACACACCACGAAGGCCTGAAGGTAGGCCCCAACTTTCAAACCCTGCGAACTATCCAACAGGTGATAGATGGTAAAACAGTAGTGCCTGAAACGGTCCATCGTTTCCTTCATCAGGACATGATGGCCATAGCCAAGATCGCAAAAGCGGACCAGCGCCTTTGTATGCGTGCGGAGTCTCCAAAACCCTGCACTGTTGCCGGTCTCACTCTGGGGTTGGATGTGTATGAGCGTTGAGATACGAGACACGACAAAAGAAGATTGGGTTGAGCGGTTTAAGCATGAGCCTCATTTCAGCTTTCGTGGCATCACTATTGTTGATGATGGTCGTATTGTATGTGTGGGTGGAGTCACTTATCAGGGCATGCCGTATGCGTTCATGGACTGGGACGAAGACTACCCGAAGAAAAAAGTGCTTGTGGCAGCTTCCAAGCGATTTTTCGATAAAGTGAAAGAGTCTCATAAATTTATGTACGCAATTGCAAAAGACAAAGAAGTGGCTCCAGTGTTCTTGAAGCACTTCGGTTTTGAATATCATCACACCGAGCTGAATGGCGAGGAAGTTTTTTTCTGGAGGGGAATGTAATGGTGCCATGGCCTTTAATTGCAGCGGGTGTATCCACCGGCATGAGCATGATGGCGGAGTCCAACGCAGGCGACCTTGAGCAGGAAGGCTTGCGACAGGAGGGTCTCGCCAGACAAAACGTCGCGGAATGGAATGCCAGAGCGAACGAGCTTGAAGCGATACAGATGGACCGGCAGGCGAACATGTCCCGGGCCTCATCTCAACGTCAGGCCATGGAGATCCGTAGACAGAAGCGTCTAGCTATCTCCCGGGCCATGGCAGTCGCTGGCGCATCAGGCGGTGGCGGTGTATCTGAGGATGCGGGTCTGGTCACTGAATTGGCTCGCATGTCCGAGATGTACGAATACGAAGCAGCGGGTGCAATCTTTGAAGGTGAAGAGCAAGCACTCAGCTTTGAAGACAATGCGGCGATGAAGAGAATGGCTGCAGGTATTGAGCGTTACGAAGGCAACGTGGCAAAGACCAACACGACGAATGCAGCCAGAGCCTCCAGCCTGAAGACCGCATCAAACATATTTAGCAAGGGGGCCAGCTTCGGCATGGCAATGGCGTAATGACTAAGATACCTACATCATCCGATTTACAACGGACCACGCCCCAGTCAGGGAAGTCCATCGCTGCCGTTCCTCGCAGACAGTATGCCGGTGAAGGTCAGGGCGCACAGCAAATGGCTCAAGCCGTTCGCGGTGTAGGCAACGAGTTGTCTGAACTGGGTCTCGACTTTGTAGCGCTTGATAAAAAACGGAAGGAAAGAGAGAACCGTCTGCAGGTCACAAAGGCAAAAGCTTATTGGCAGCAGGAAGACATGCGTGCCCGGGCTGACCTGAGTCAGGATCAGGACTACAAAACATACGGCACTCGCTACGAAGAGCGTATGAAGGAAGCGCGTGAAGTGGCACTGGGTATGGTCGACGACGAATACTCAAGCAACATCCTCGCTGAAGAGTTCAACACTGACCTGACCCGTGGCTCTGTGACCATGCTTAAGAACTCACTGGAGAAGGAAGCCGAGGTGGGCCGCGCTGACATCGAGGACCAGTACGAACAGATCCTTGAGAACGCCAAACTGGCTGAAACAACAGCAGACAAAATGAACATCCTTTCCAATCTTGATCTGGTGTTGAGCGCCGGCAGGAAGAACGGATACATCAGTGCCGAGAAGGAAGAAGAAATGCTGGACAGGGGTAAAGAGTCCTTTGCTGACACGATGTACATTGCACTATCTCCTGAAGAGCAGCTTGATGTGCTTGCGAAAGAAGGCAACAACGGCCACTGGATAAACTACATACCAGCAGAGCGACGTGCTGCGTTAAAGGTTGCTGCTGAGAAAGCGGTCAAGGCTGAGAGCGAAGCCAACGAAACAGACCGTCTCAAAGGTGAGGCTATACAGGAAGTCCTTTCCATGAAGGGAAGAGACATGACGCCGGAAGAGATGCAGGCTGAAGCCGAGCGTAAGTACGCCACGAGCGACCCGAAGAAATTCCTGTATCTGGAGTCACGCATCGCAGTACATAAAGCCCAAACCGAAGAAGCAGAAATTGATGCGGCTAACGACACGTTTGACAAGTGGAGCAAGACCTTTACTCTCAACAAGAAAGATGAAACCTTTCTGAGCGAAGAAGGTGAAGCCGAATATTTCACGTTTGAAGACATTCCCAGTGCGGACCTCGAGATGATGAATGAAGCGCAGATACAGAACCTGCAAGCACTATCACAGGAAAAGGTCCTTGCGCGATCTGCTCCCGCTTACGATGACCGCGCTAACAAGAATATGTTGATGAACAAAGTTAAGCAGGCAGAAGAGGGGCATATAAGGTGGGCCGAGGTCGCTAAATATTATGGCGAAATATCTGCATCACTCACTGTAAAAACCCGGGAAGAGTATGACCAGATACTAATGGAAAAATCGGTACCTGCTAGGTTTGAAAGCGAATATGACGCCAATCAGCAGCTGGAAGCGAAGCTTGAATACATGAACATCAATGATGAAAACATCAACAACATCAAGCGCAACATGAATGACTGGCAGCGTCGTTACTATGAACAGAAAGGTGAAGCGCCATCTGAAAAGGTCTTGCAAGAGTACGTGGACGGTTTGTTTATACGTTACGATGCTCCGGGCTTAGGCCGCGACGAGTACGTTTACATGGATCCGACTGTTGATCCTCGTACCGCACTATCTGTTTTCAGCGCGCATAAGAGAGCAAACAATAACGAGGAACCATCCGAAGAGCAGATGAAGATGTACATGGATCAGTACAAGCGAGAGGGCCGGGTGCAACTGGTTAAACCAAAAGAGCGAACCATAAAAGGTGGACGTTAATGGCCGAAGATGATTATTTTTATCCTGACGACGAACAACAAAACCGGGGCATCCCGGTTTCTGTTTATAACGCGGCCAAGTTAAATCCTGACAAAGAAGCCCAGTCAGTCAAGCTTGCGCGTGAGCGCGGCCTTCCCTCCGATGTTGTTAGTCGTAACTACGATGAAGTAAAACGCAACTCTGTACTTGAGCAATTCCAGAAGATGGGTCTGGCTGACTCATCACCTAAAACCAATGAATGGATTAGCGAGCCTGACAACGCCAAGATAGCGTATGACGACATCGACAGTCTTGTGCAGATCGAAGACACCTTCAAGGACACTACGTCACTGTGGGAAGACTTAGGCACTGCGTTCACCAACTTCGGTGACACAACAAAACTCAACTTAGAGAACACCTTCCTTGGTGCTGGTGTTGCTGCTGCCGACATGATGATTCCTGATAAGGAAGAATTTCAGACAGGCCTCGAGGGCGGTTTTCAGTCTGTCATGAAACGTGCGCTGGGAGGTTTGCCGTTACCTCAGAACTTCATAAAGAGCATGATCACTGCCGCAGAATCTGTTGGCATCTTCGAGGAAGAGGATCTGCTCCGCCTGAAGGACGACTACATCAACCTGACGCTGGAAGAGATACAGGCAAACGAGAAAGAGATACAAGCACTCACGCCTGAAGACCTGAGCATGTGGCAGTCTGGTATTCGCGGCGGTATCCAGTCCGTGGTCGAGCAGGCCCCGGGCATGGCCATGTCGATGATCACCCGCAACCCGTCATGGATGCTGACGCCGATGGCCGCTACTGTGTATGCCCGTTCGTATGGCGAGGCACGCAAAGAAGGCTACGACGAAAATATGGCGGCGCTGTATGCAACGCTACAGGCTGGAACGGAATGGCTGACAGAAAAGATACCTGCAGACAAGTTTCTGAAGATACCCGGCCTGCAGGAAGGCTGGAAAAAGACCATGAACGAGGTCGGCAGTTTCTTTCTTACTGAGCAGATCACTGAGCAGGTGGCGACGTTCTCACAGTCACTGATTGACTACGGCTTCGAGTTGGATGAAGAGCTTGCTCAAGCTGAGAGCATAGGCGACTGGATTGACATCTTTGGTACACGCGCTGCAGTCACTTCTATTGCGACGTTAACCGGTACTGCTGTTCAGGGCGGCGCGGCTGTGGGTGTTGGCACCATAACAAACAAGTTCACCAAGAAGACAGGCCGTGACACGGTCGACACTGCCAAACACCTCAATGAACAGGAGCGCATCGACAAACTTATTGGACTGTTCCAGACCACCGCTGTTAAGGACCGTGACCCAGAATCACTGAGAAGCTTCGCCAAGAAGGTCAGCGAGGACACGCAGTCACAGGATGTGTACATCGATGCCAACCGGGTAGAAGAGCTTCAGGAGCAAGGCGTCATTCTGCCGAAGTCTATTATGGACGAGTTGGAAGCAGCGCAAGAATCGGGTGACGACATTGCTATCCCGGCCAGCGACTTCTTTACCGACGTGGCCACCAGTGAAGAGCTGGCAACCCAACTGCGTGACCACATCAAACTGTCAGCTGATGGCACATTCAAGAACGACTTCATTCGCAACGACGGCTACCTGAATCAACTGTTGAAAGATGCTGAAGCAGATCAGGAAACATTCGACGAGTCACAGCGCATCTATAACGAGATACGTGACAAGCTCATTGCTACCGGTCGTCAGGGTTCGTTCACCTCCAAATATTCCGCGCAGATCATCCCTGCCTACATTACTCGCGCATCGAAAGAATACGGTGTGCCTGTAGCCAAACTGTACGAAGACATGAACTTCGACATTGTGGGTCCTGAAGGACGTCCTGCTGCTGGTACACCTTCCACGCAAATAGAGGACTTGACTGTTGGCGAAACTGCTACTTTCTATGACCCAAAAGGTGAGCCGGTTGATTTCACTGTTAAAGCTGTAAGCGATCAGGGTGGCGTCATTGTTGAAGATGAGAACGGCGAAGAGATATTGATTGGTGATGAGTATTCATTGGCCAGCGCTGCTTCAGGCGATTACGTGCTGGAGACCATGGAAGGAAAAACTGTCAACTCTCTTTCAGACGAGGAGCTTGATGCGGGTATAGTACGCACTCGTGAAAAGCTGCAGGCAAAAAAAGAAGCAGGTCAGTCTGTTGCTGGTATGGCGCGTGAACTCAACGCACTCACCATCGAAGCAAGACGTCGTGATGTTTCCCGTGGAACATCTGGCACCACCATCATGGACCAGCCCCCTGCATACAAAGAGGCGAAGGTTTTTTACGAGGAAGCGCGTGACGTATTCCTTGAAGCGCTCCCTGAAGATGCTGGTTTTGAAGACGTCATGGTCATGATGGATGACTTTAGTCCCGGCTATCAGAACGTCTTGATGCAGCTGCAGGAAAATGACTGGCTGGGTTTTGACTACCCGGCTCAAGCCATCTCTGCATTATTCAGCGAAGACATCGAGCAGTATGAAATATCACAAGGCCTGAAGGCTGCACTGGGCCGGGTTGTAAACGGCACCGCTCAGTTGTCACAGGAAGAACAGGTCAGCCTGTCTCAGGACGAGTTCATTGACTTCTGGAAAGACTGGGAGCAAAGCACTTACGAAATCCCATTTGCTGATGGCATGCGTGCGGTCATGAACAATGAGATTAATGACGGCCAGAATTTCGCCATGATCGAGCTTGGCAAATGGAGTGACGGCATCATGCTTAAGTCGATCCTGTCCTCGCAGGCACGCCGTGGTAATGGTCAGGCTGGCCTTGATGCGCTAACCGACATGGCTGACAAGTACGGCATGAACCTGTACCTGCAGCCAGAGGCCTTCGGCACACTGGAAGGCAAGATGACCACCAAGCAACTCGAAAAGTGGTACAAGAAAGCTGGTTTTATTGAGCAGTCTAACGGTATCTTTAAAAGAGAGCCTGTGGCGACCTTAATGCAGGGCAGGGCTACTCAGGCATTAACTTACGAAGAGGTGCCGTCCAGACGCAAACCACGCAAGACAAGGAAGGTTTATAAGCTAATGCGTGTCCGCGCCTCACACCCGGGCATGTACTTCCCGCTTTACGCCAAACCAGAAGGCGGCGCCCTGACAGGGTTCACTGCTGGCAAATGGTTCAAGGCGGAAGTTAACAAGGTCCGTATTGGCAGCAAGGACTTGGCTCATCGCCCGGGACTCCATGGTGTGAACCTTCCTGTTTTCGATCAAGGCAAAGGAACGGTCAAAGGCCAGCAGCGTGTCTGGGTAGAAATTGAGATACCAGACATCAACACAAAGACTCAGAAAGAAAGCGACAACTCCGAGTTGCTTAAGAACGGTATGCGTAAGGGCATTACTGATCGACTAATCGATGTCAACGAGTCCTACGATTACAAGACCAACCCAAACGCATCCAATGATGCTGGCGGCTGGCCTATCGCAGGCTCAATGAAAATAAATCGCGTAGTACCTGACAGTGAAATTGCACAGATACTGAAAGATGCCGGCTTGAGCAAACAGGTCGAGAACTCCATGACCCAGATCGATGAGGGTAAGGCCGAGGCGTACAATCAGCAGCAGCCCGTCTCACTGCAGCAGGGCGAGTTCGATGAGTACGAGGGCAGCGACGTGGTCCTGTCAGATCGCCGCGCTAATCACTTGATCGAATACTTTGGCGACAGGAGAAACAGTAACGCGCACATGATCGACATGGCACCGGAAGATTTCCTCGAGTTGGCTCCAAAGTATTTCGACTTCGACAAAGACACCGAGGAACGCATCGAGGCCGGCAAACTGAAACCAACCTTCGGCATGCTGGATGAGGAAGAGCTGAGAAACCTCAAGCAACCCATCTACCTGCTGGTTAAGAAAATCGGAGACAACAAGTTCAAGGTGCTGGGCCATGAAGGCCGTCACCGCATGTACGCACTGCAGGACGCCGGAATTCGCAACGTCCCGGTCGTGCTAATTAACTACGAATCCACTGACGTCATTGGTCCTAATCCAGTATTGGAACAGCAGAAAGGTTTGCTAGGTGACCGCACTGATACACTGACAATCCCGTCCGAGCCTGTTGCTATAAACGAAGACAACCGCGGTCAGATAATGAAGCGCTTTGGCGACACACGTCGTGGTCCGGTCTTGTATCAACGCCCGAAGTACAAGGTGAAAAAGAACTCCAAGGGCAAGTACATGGGTGCGCCGAACTGGGTTAAGAAACCAAGCGACCTAGCCAAGATCAGAAAACTCATGCGGGAACTGACCAAGCTGGGTGAAGATGGTCGTATGTGGTACGAGGACTCAGCTGCAACGATACTGAAAGCGGCTAACAATGATCCTGTGCTGGCTGAAAAGCTTATCCAGCTGGTGGCTATCTACTCTCCACAGAACAGCATTGCGCCGAACATGTCTCAGGCCATCAAAGCCTACAACCAGTGGGCAACCGGGGTACCGAGAGATAAGTTCAATGTGCGTGCCTTCGGTGGTGTGGGAAAGGAAACACTCGACGATAAAGCCATCGCTGTGCTGTACGACAACACGGTATGGAGCGGCAGGAAGACGAACAGTTTCTACCTGAACCTGATGCACGAGATTGTGCAGCAAGTGGGCGAGAGCGGTCTGGATCAGTTAGCACTACCGGCTGACCTGCGCCAGAAGGTGGATGAGGTTGTCACCGTGGACTTGTGGGTGCGTCGTGCGCTGGGTTACGACAATGACATGACCTCCGACGACAAGGGGTCCGGCGCTTACTCATTCGCTGAGAATGAACTCACCCTAATCGCTGACGAGATGGGATGGAAGCCTCATCAAGTACAGGCCGCACTGTGGACCGGCATCAAATCACGATACGAACACCCGCAGGTAAAGGCCGACACGATCGAGGAAAGCGTCAAGAAAGGCTACTCCGAGTACAAGAACAAGAAAGGTAAAGCTAAATGGTCCGCCCCAACCAGCGCAGAGAACAAGCGCCTGCACATGGAGTTGTGGCGTAAGCACGCACTGGCGCTGGACCCAGCTGTCGCCCGGGAGCAGGTAGCCGCTGCGAAGTTCTCTTTCTCAGACGCATTATCCGCTATGGTGGAAACCATCACATGGGAAGCTATCCCGGCCCCAGAGCTGGATACGGACATCATGAAGGCGCCGGCCATACTGCAGGCGGAGTTCACCGAGAAGGCCCGTCGTTTGCTGCTGGACGAGAATGGTAACGACCAGCTGGCCATGCTGGTAGGTGCGCCTATCGCGGCCTCCGAGGCAGGCACAGGCGGTTTTGAGGGCGCTATCAGCCCGAACAATATCACGACCATCATTCCTACCAAGCCTGTCGGCACGTACAGCAGGGAAGAGGTCAGCGCCTATGCCAGAGCCATCCAGTACATCTATCGACAGAAAGCGGTGCCATGGTCAAGAGCTGATGCCAATATCTCCTTTGCCAAGGACTACGGTGTGTACAAGCCGGGTGGCAAGCGAGCCATGCGTAAGTTCGATTCCTACGAGGAAGCCGTTGCCTACGCAAAAGGACTCAGCTACGAGGCCGAGGTTCGAGGTGGCAGCAACTACCGTGGCGTGGTTGTCACGTTTGAGGAGGCCTTGAGCGAGCAGGCAGAGGGGGATTTTTATACCCAATTACAGGATGTTTTTGGGGAATATGTCGGGTATACTAAGACGTCCGACAATGAAATATTGATCGGCAACTTCCGTGACGAGAACGGTATTCCGTTCATGATGTCGGATACCGAGTTCACTGACGCAATAGGAGGATTAAACAGTGGTGTTAATTACCAAATCAGAGAGTCAAAAGAGGTTGGCCTCGAGGGTGACTACGGACCAGAGCAAGACTGGGTCGCAGATCCGAAAGGGGAAAGTCTCCTCGCTGGAGAAGGCCTCGCCGGATCACCCGATTTACAAGCGTGGCTTGATAATCGGTGGGAAGCATTCGGGCAACTTATCGAAGAGTATTCCGGCGACTCACTCCAAGAAAAAGTAACCAAACTTGACGCGCCTGTATCTCAGGCGTCAGAAGCACAGCTGGCCGGGGAGCAAGAAGCCCCGGTCACGCTGAACCAATCAGAAGTAATCAGCTTATTCCAAGACCTTAACGAGGCACCGCTCAACCCGATGTTCGTGTCGGGCCTGCATCGCATCGTCGAAAAGAAAGGTCAGCCCAAGGCCACCGGTCAGCAGTGGATCAAACTACTCGAGAAGTCTGGCGGCAAACCGGTCGAGATGGACTGGATCGGGTTCACCTCATTCTTCGACAAAAACAAAAGCTACACCAAGGAAGAGGTGCTGGACTTTATCGAATCAAACGGCATCGATGTTGAGACCGTGTACCGTGCTGGCGGCATTGAAGACGTGGGGACTGGTGAGGCTTACGAAAGTCAGGTTGAGTTCTCTTACGGGTATGAAGAATTTGTCCCGTTTGAAGACACTGGATACGCTGAACAGGTTGAGGACTGGCGCGATTACAACGTGCTGGAAGATGAGTCAGGCGAGAAAAACAATTACTTCATGGAAAACTATGAAGGTTACGAAGATGAATATTATGTTCCGGCTGAAACTATGGCCGAGGCCGTTGATAAGTTTGAAGCAACACTAAACGAAGAACAGAAAAAAGAGCTTGAGCTGCATCTTAAAGGCCGCGCCGAAGAAGAGCTGCGAGAAAGATATAACGAAGAGCCTGATTCGTACACGAATATTACGGCAGAGGCTAACGAAGAGCAGTTCAATATTAAGGTTATATGGTCTCAAGGAGAAATGGAGATTTACTCCATTGACCTTGGTGGCGAAGGATACTTTGGAGGTGGTTTTGGCGAAATCAGCCGGTTTGATCGAGTCGAGATTGAGGGAGAGGTCTATTCACGTCTTGAGCAAATGGGCAAGATCAAGACAGAAAAGCAGATAGCAGAAGAGATGGAAGCCAAGGCAAGGGATGTTGATGGCCTGCCTTTCAACGTCATGGCAGATGACAAGTACGGCATAAGCTCATGGACCACACCCGGTGGTGATCGCTATCACGAAACCATCCTCACCATGCCTGACCAAATTGGCCCATTCAAACCCGACACGTATCACTTCACTGAGGAAGGCGGAGGCACCGCGGTAGCATGGCTTCGCTCTGACATCCGTGACAACGGGACTAACTATTTCATTCAAGAAGTGCAGTCCAAGCGTGCGATGGAAGGTCGAGAGAGGGGCTTTATTGCATCAGAGCAGAAAATTAAAGAAGCCGAACAAGTGATGTTTGAACTGGCTAAAGAGGCTAATAGTATTGCCGCAGAAAATGACTACTTTGGTTATGACACGTTTGCGGCCTTCGCCACGGATGTGATGCAGGATAACCAGCGGCTAACGTGGTATGAGTGGATGGATACAACAGACCTCGAGCAAAAAGAAATTGATGCAATAACGGACTATTTTAAGCAAAGGGTTCGAGTGAGAGATCTTCGTGAAGGTGACGTCCCTGACTTCCCGTTTAAGAAATCCGATCACTGGCAACTACTCACACTGAAAGCGGCTATTAGAAACGCCACCATGATGGGCGCGGATCATGTCACTTGGACCCCGGGCACCATACAGGCTGACAGGTATTCACTGCGGTCACAGGTTAATTCTATTCGCATAACTAACATGCAGCCCGAGTCCGACTACAGCAAGATTGTTGTGTTAAGCACTGAGCGAGGAGAGATTCGTCTAGCGGTCACGGAAGACGGCACCGTCACTAATTCTAACCGTGACCAGATCACTACACCCCAGCCACTAAAAAGTGTAGTTGGTGTCGCAGTTGCTGAGCAGATCATGGAGCCTGTCACTCCTGAAAATTCATTCTTAAACAAAAGGCACAAAAAACTGGGGAGGCCAACCGGTAACTATGTGGAAGGAAAAAGGATTGAAAACATCTACGAAAAAGATGGAAATTTCTATTTTGACTTTGAAGGAAAAACCTCTATTCCATTAATACCACCATCCGCCGACGCTAAACTCGACGATATTAAGAGAATGGTGCAGGACCCTGCTTATGCTTGGATAGAATACGAAAAAGGTTTTCCTAGCATGCGAACTGAAATTAGCGAAGCGTTTTTTAGGATTGCGAATGAACAAGCCGCATACGACGAAGCTGCAAAACTAAGAGAAATCAAACCAGAAGAAATGAAAGTCGGTGGCGAAGGACTCATCAACCTCTATGACAACATCCTGCCCAAACTGGCTAACAAGTTCATCAAGAAATTCAAGTCCAAGATCGAGGTGTTTGATACGTTCCTTGGTGACGACGGAAGCAAAGCGGTTACTGCCCCAATGATGGAAGAGGCTGGCTACGACAAAGACAACCTAGATAATCCTTTTAAGTTTATATCTGACGTGGAAAGTGAAGAGGTTACTCTTGTTGTCCGCAAGCCTGACGGAACGAGGTATCAGTCAGAGTTCGCTAACAGGGAAGCCGCTGAAGAGAAAGCAGCTCAAATGTTTAGGGAAATATTTTCTACAAAAACACTTGGCTTCCGCATCACGCCAGAAATGAAAGCAGCTGCATCAGAAGGGTTTGAACTGTTTCAGGATAAGACGAAAGGTCCACGAGGCAAGATTGATCTCGACCCGGTGACCGGCGAGCGTGTGATTAACTTGCTGGCTGGCTCCGATCTGTCCACCTTCCTGCATGAGTCCGGCCACCTGTTCCTTGAGATGGAGAAGGTGTTCGCTCGCAAGTACGGTGTGAACAAGCGACAGCAGGCCATACTCGATTGGCTGGGTGCGCCTAACTTCGATGCTATCGACCCTACTACCAAGGCTGGTGTTGAGATGCACGAGAAATGGGCCAGAGGTTTTGAGGCTTACCTGCGCGAAGGCAAGGCACCATCACTGGCACTGCGTGATGCGTTCTCAGCGTTCAAGCGCTGGTTGACCTACATCTACAAGTCAGTCCGTCAGCTGGACGTGGAAGTCTCTGATGAGATGCGTGACATCTTCGATCGCCTGCTGGCCACCGAGGAAGAGATTGCTATCGCTCGTAGTAACCCGGCTTTCATGCAGATGCCTGATACAGCAAAGACTGCCGGCATGAGCGATGAAGAGAAGATTGAAATGCAGAAGCAGGACGAGCGTGCTAAAGATAAGGCCGAGTCCACCCTGTTAGCCAAACTGCTCAAGGAGCTGAAGCAGCGCAAGTCAAAGGAATGGAAGGCAGAGAAGGATCCTCTTATTCAGGAAGAGAAAGAGCGGCTGAAGGAAGAGCCTGTGTATCAGGTGTTGATTGATGCGGCCAACGAGCCAATGGACTACGACACCATCAAGGAGATCGTCGGTGATGATAAGAAGGTCATGGGCAAGTTCATTGGTAAGACGCAGAAAGACGGCGTCGACCCAGAGGTCTATGCAGAAGCTTACGGCTTCAAGTCAGTCCGTGACATGGTTAATCAGATTGCATCCGTCCAGACGCTAAATAAAGCGGCTGAGCAGGCAGCTGAGGAACGAATGATAGCCAAGTACGGCGACATCATGAATGACGGCACCATTGAGGCCGAAGCGAGAGAAGCTGTGCATAACGAAGAACAAGCAAAACTGCTATTGAAGCAAATACGCGCTATGGGCAGGAAGGCCAAGCGTGCCCCGATTAACAGGGACCAGCTAAAGGCCCGGGCAAAGGATGCAATTGGTTCCATGGCGTTCGGTGAGATTCGCCCTGACCGTTACTACAGAAACGAGATACGTCACGCGCAGAATGCTGCCAAGGCCACCAATCAGGAAGAGATACTCAAGCACAAAACCCTGCAGCTGTATAACCACTACCTGTTCAAGGAAGCGTCCGCTGCCCGGGAGCAGGCTGAGAAGCATCGCAAGTACATCAAGGATGTGCAGACCCGTGACTACTCACCAAACACGGTACACCCGGATTACATCCAGACGATGAAGATGATTGCGAACATGTATGAAGCTGTGAAAGGCCGCAGCAAATCAGCTCGCAAGAAAATGTTGTCCGATGTCATCAGCTGGTATCGCGCCCAGTCCATCGTTAATCAGGAAGATGGTGAGATTAACGACGAGTTCATACAAGTTCAGCTGCTGGACCCGAACCTGATTGAAGCGCTGGATGCAAAGCTTGCCGAAGAGAAAGGCGATGGCAACGCGTACATCGATTTCGAGTTGCCGTTCTACAAAGACATGACCACCGAAGAGCTGAAGGGTGTATACGAAATGCTTAAGCATCTTCGCTATGTTGGTGGTCAGATGGGTGATGCTAGTAAGGCGCAGTTCCAGAAAGAAAAGGAAAAGCTGATCAAGAGCGTCGACAAAAACGGTGGCAAGGATAAACAAATTCCTGACGAGCCGGGTCGTTTTGATTCCGCCTTCAACAAGACAAAAGGATTCTTTCTTGAGCTGGTAAACCTGCGTAACCTGATTCGCAAACTCGACGGCATGAAGGAAGACGGTCAGGCGTTCCAGAAAATATTCATGGAAGTGCAGGCAGGTAACGATGCCAAACTATTACTGACCGACCAGATGGCGGAGATGTACAAAGAGGTGTTGTCGGATCTTAATAACGTCAACATAAAGAAAACAGATAAGGTCACTATTATCAAAGAGAGTGGCGAAGAGTTTACTCTGTCAGCTGAAGGTCGACTCATGCTTGCGCTGTACTGGGGAACGGAATCATCTCAGGAGGCCATCATGCAAGGTCATAAGGTGACTGAGCAGGACGTGCAGGACATGCTGTCGTTTATGACCGAGGATGAATTGGACCTTGTTAACCGCATTTGGCAACTAAATGAAGCGCTATGGCCGCAGATGTCCGAGCTATCTAAGGACCTGTACGGCGTCTCCCCGGCCAAGGTTGAGCCGGTCCCTTATGAGATAAATGGCGTGCAGTTAACCGGTGGCCACATGCGTTTGTTTTATGGTCAGACAACAGCAGAGCTGCAGACCGAGGAGCAGCAGTTGGTTGCTTCATCACCCCTGTCACAGACGAAAGCAGGCTCACTACATGAGCGCGTTGGCTCCGGTGGTAAGCGCGTCATGCTAGACAAGAGCAACATCATCCGTGCGCTGAGTGAAAACATTCACGCGATCTCCATGGGTCGCGCTACCAAGAATATTGCACGCATGGTCAACTCCCGTGACTTCAAGGATATGGTGGTGCAGAAGCATGGCATGCCTTTCTACGAAACCCTGCTGAAGACGCTGGACGGTGTGCTGACTTACAAGACTGAGTACGAGTCACAACAGTTTCTGGCCACCCTGTCCAAGATGGTCCGCACCGCTGCCACCATGAAGCACTTGGCATTCTCTATTCGCAACACGGCCCAGCAGTTATCCGCATGGCCCATTGCTGCAGAAGAGGTTGGTACTGCTGCGTTACTGAGAGCGTATACAAATATCGCTCAGGACATGGGTAAGATAAAAGAGATTGACGCCCTCTCACCGTTCATGAGAAACCGCGCTAAACTGGTTAACCGTGAAGCGCGTGAGATGATGGATAAGATCAGTGACAACCCGGCAGTTGCCGCCTTTAAGAAAGCTGGCTTCTTACCACAGACAATTATGGATTCATTGATTGCTTACCCGGTATGGACTGCTCGCTTTGAACAGGCGATGAACGAACACGGCAATCAGGCTAAGGCAATCATCGCAGCTGACCAAGCAGTAGCGGAGTCAGTTGGATCAGGCTCCGACCTCCACCTGTCAGCCATGTTTCAAGAGAAGCGCACCGAGTTCATCCGCATGTTCACTCTCATGGGTTCGTGGTTTAACGCTTACTTCAACCGCATATACCGCTCTGCGAACCGAGGCGATCGAGTAATTGACAAAGAATTGTTTCTGGCCGCAGGAACGACCCCGCTGATCTCTGGTGTACTGGCCGCACTGTTGATAGCTGACATGCCTGACGAAGATGATGACGAGGGCTGGGCAGAATGGACGGCGAAACAATACGGTAGTTTCCTGATGGGCACCGCACCCATCCTGAGAGACATCGCTTCAGCAATGAAAGGCTTCTCTGCGAAGATGCCTGCTGCCACCGCTGCCGGCGCCCTGTACCGCATGCCGAAAGAGGTGGAAAGGTTTATATCAGGCGAGCAAGGCCTGTTTGAAACCGGTATCGATGTTGCCAAGGCTGTAACAACCATCGTGCCTGTAGCCGGGTCCGGCCAGATTATCCGCATGGCTGAATACTGGATCTCCTACGAGGAAGGAAACGAAGGCGATTTCAATATGTTTCAGATGGCTTTGCAAGGAAAGACCCGATAGATGAACTTATACTGGCGACAGAGGTAAACATATGACCAGTGAAATTTTACAACGAGTAGCAGGATTCAATACGGCGCTGGCAATCAAGGCGCCGTGTGTCGTTGCGACAGCTGCCAATATCACGCTTGCCAATGAGCAGACTGTTAACAGTGTGGCCGTCACAGCGGGTGATCGTGTGCTGGTTAGGGATCAGACTGACCAAAAAGAAAACGGCATATACCTTGTTGTGGCAAACGGTAGCTGGACCCGCACGCAAGACTTCAACGGCCCAAGAGACATCGTGCGAGGTACGTTGGTCCCTGTGCTGAACGGAGAAATATACGAACTCACAACACCCGACCCAACAATAGGCGCGTCAAACCTGACTTTTACACAAGCCGTGCTGAAAGCTAATTCACAAAACCAGTTCGCATTACCGCAACGCGCACCCGGCACAACAGGTACGGATCTGACTGGCCTTAACATTAGCACCAACACGCACTTCACGATCACACCTAGCGGAGCGGATACTTTTTCCTTTGCCGGTATATTGGATAATTTAAGCGGCACAGTCTTGGTAAAGAACACAAGCGGCCATGCAATTACTATTGACACCGCTACCATCGAGGCGCCTGACGAACTTCAGGAATCTATCTCTGCAAGCGGCACATACCTTGTCAGCTATGTCGTGCCCCCGGGTGAGAGCAAGGTTTATATTGAGATAACCAGAACGTACACATAATGCTTCTGCCTGTCTCGTTTAATCGTCGTCGCTACAACATCAGTAAACCTTATGCACCGGGGGCAAGCTTTGTTCACCGCAAAGGCAGCGACTACGAGAATGAACTGACTCGCGCATACGCAGCGATGACAGGCCAAGCTTACTCTTTTGGTGGGTGGTTCTTTGTTGAGAACGAAGAAGCTGAGGGTATGGTTTCTGCCTCCTACACCAACCTAATATTCTCAATATACGAGACAGCAGGGTGGGTTGATCCTGTCATGACGGCTTACTTCAATTCAGGTAATCTGAATATATTTAGCAACTCATCAACAGGCGCGTTTAGTGCCACACTAAGCACGGATATAGAGCCTGACCCTTATGGTGGGCAGTGGGTATTCTTCTGGGTCGCTATCGACACAGCACAGTCACCAGCAGCGAGCGCATGGTGCTATGATGAAAAAACCAGAACACTATACGATAGCGACGACTTTGCTATTGTTCAGCCAACCGGTGTTAATTCCTTGCTGACTTCAGCTGGCACGTTTAGCACTGGCGACAACAGCATCCCCGGGGCGTTACGTCCACCATCATTATCCTACGGCATGCAGTTTATTGACGGACACAAAGTGAATCCGATAACCAGCGGCATTATTGTGCCGCATCCTATCGCCAACAACGTCTATGTCCCGGGCAATTACGCTGGATTAAAAGGCGAGGAATCTGCCGACCTATTTGTTCTGCCAGAGCGATCTACTGCTGCGGCTATTATCAGTAATGACTTTGGCAGTTGGGCGGAGGACGATGCCACTGATGTCAACGTAGATAACGTCAGCCGTCATACGCCAGCAAAACGATTCCCACGGTTTGAGATTCTTTACTGCAACACGGCAGACTATGAACTAACTCACCATCATCATCCTATCTATACCGGCACCAATTCTAATATATGGGACCGAACCGCGATGACAGACCTTCCTGTCGATGGTAACGATCCTGATGGCTGGTACTTCGAGTTCGACTACAAGTCTGAGTCTGACGCAACAGATGGGCCGATGGTTGGCTTCTGCCCCGACCAGTTACGTTATTCTCATTACGCGAACGACGGCTTCTTTCGTATGGATGGAGATAAGTCTCAGGCAAGGTCTAGCGCATCATACGGTTCCACAGTTTCAGTCGGCACCAGAGTATGCTGTGCGTTAAAGGCCGGCGCTATCTGGTTTGGGACGGTCAGCGGCGGAACGATTACATGGGAGAACTCGGCCACGACCGCTGAGATTATTGCTGGCACCACAACGAATGCCGCTTATACCAACCTGACTGACAGTGAACTGTACGTCACTATCATTCAAGATACAGCGACCACCGCGCAGGAAACCCGGTTCTATTTTGATAAGGCCGATTGGCAGGGCTTCGTTCCCGGCTTAAAGGAAATCTGCAATCTCAATCTGTACCCAGATGTTTCAGAAAGCGTGCTGGACCCTGACGATCACTTCTATCAAATTACCGGCAGCGGTTCTACTATCGAGGCCACCATCGCCAGCGCAGTCGCTGGGTGGACAAACTTTTTTTACATCCTGAAGAAACTTGATGACGGCACTTCTGGATCAAACGATGAGTGGTTTGTCCGGTTTAGTCATGACTCTGGCAATGAGTATTTTGTCGACAACTCTCTCATGACTCCACAAGGTTACCAGTCTCGTCATACACTCAGCGCTTCCAATCAGTTTAGAGCGTGGGTCTTTCGATGCGACACGAATGGGGTGGGTAAATGCGGTTCAATCGCTGCCGGAGGTGGATCTACAAACATCACGCATAATCACGGCACGACAGACTGCATCGTGATTCGAGCCGATAGAAGCACAGGTGAGATTCACTTTTCTCACCCGTTCACGGATATTAACTTTTCGATGGAGTTTGGAATGGAGGCAGCTGTGTCAGCGGCTAACGTGATCAACTCAATTACAACAACAACAGCCAATATAGACAGGGATGGTTCAACCCCTGTTGATTGGGTGGTTATTGCTAACGGTGATATTCACAAGATACAGGAGCTGGATGAAGCATGCGGTTTTATTGGCTCGCACGAGGCACGACCAAAGTTTATTATGACCAAGCGTTGGTCAGCAAGTGGGCAGTGGCACCTTTATGACACAGCATCAATGTGGCGAGAATCTTCTGATCCTGACCTGTTCTATCAGGTAGGTCTGGGGGGAATACAGCCTGACGTAAATGGTGGTGCGGACGTGTATGATAATAAGCACGGCACGAAAATAGAATACGCCGGTGGATTTACAGCTGACGCCTTGGTGTGGCTAATTCCTGAATCAAGAGAGCAAAGAACATTTTAAATCAGTTAAGGTAACTTAAATATGGAAATGTCAGACAAAGATATGAAGCAGCCTGTAGTTCATGTGTCAATCACTAAGATTGTGTTGATTGTTTTAGGGTTCTTTGCCACGTTGTTCGGTGCGCTTGTATCTGGCATTGCAGGCTGGTCTTTACTGGTCAACCTAAGCTATCACTCAACAATGCCCGTTGTGCTTGAGAGAATCAAAGCAATGGAAAACCAGCAGATGCAGTATGAAGGTATAATGCAAGAACGTATTTCTATGTCGTATACGGAAAAAGATGCCAAAAGAGATTTACAGATACGTGATATTAGGATTGAAAATAATAGCAAGCGAATTATAGGGCTTGAAAAACGCTACCCGGGCTATAGGTCGCAGACAGGAACTCACACAAAAGGAAGTTAATATGCGTCTTTTATTGATCAGGGACTACAGAAACGAATCATGCACGTTGGGTAAATTGTGGAATCCTACCAGCAACATGTGCGTCGACACGTTAGAACTGCCGTGGAGAAACAACCAGCGCCGCATATCTTGCATCCCTGCAGACACGTATATTTGCAAACGCGACCGGTACAACAGAGGAAATTATGAAGCCTTTGAGTTGCAAAATGTTACTGGACGAACTGAAATTAAAATTCATAAAGGCAATTATCCTAGTCACGTTCTTGGCTGCATTATTGTTGGTAGCAGCCGCGATTGCGATATTCCGGCTATTTGGCGTAGTGGTGCGGCTTTTTACCAGTTCATGCAAGACCTAAAAAACGTGGACACCTTTAAACTTGACATAGTAGAGCACAGGTTGCAGTAATGCTTTTTAAGTTCGCAGTATTTTATTGTGCTGTGAGTTACTGCCCATACAAGCACAACTTCATACAATCCGACATTGAGCCGTTTGACACGTTTCAACAATGCACTGATTACCTGCTTAATGACCCCGATCATAAAAAGGCGCTACAATTGTATAAACAGTTTTATGACCGTTACCCAAAGTTCAGGTGTTTTCCGGTCAAAGTAAAAGGGAGATTAGCATGAAGCAAGACCCTATAAAGCTCGAATGCTGGGAACAGATAGTGGTCGGCCCTGACGGGGTTAAGTATAAGCACATCTATTGCAGGAAACGCGACTATATAACAGTAAATCTACCTGATAACGTGGGGTGATGACATGGCAATGGTACAAGCGACAGCGGAGCAAACCCTTTGGCAAATATGGCTGACGGTCCCTGAAGATCTTAAATGGCAGTTTCTTGCTGTCACTGTGTCACCCGGTATCGCAGCTGTCGCCATCACCATCATCTTCGTCAGTACACTCAGGCACATGCTCTACCTGAACGACAAGCAAGCAGCGCTGACCAGTCTCATTTCTGCATCCATTTACGGTGGCGCAACAGTTTACTTCATGGGAGAAACAGTCAACGACATTATCGGGTTTGACCTGTACGACACCAAGACCATCGCGGCAGGCGTCTTCCTGTCCCCACCAGCCAACTTCATTACGTTTAAAATAATCACTCTGTCACTGTACTGCGTCTATCAGATAGCCAAGGCTGCGCCAGAAAAACATACTTTAGCGTGGCTGGGCGTGCCGGCTATGAAGATAGCGAACATGATCCACATCACTCTCACGGCTAAGCCTCTGTTCGTTTTTAAGCAAACGCCACTTGAAGACGGCGACACTGAGACGGATACTGAAACCAAGTATTGCCACACTCAAGTGTATCGACCGGAGGAATAATGCCTACATTCATCATCTATGCGATCGTGGTCGCAGCTGTAACTGGTCTCGGTTATGGTATTGTCAGCACCTACAACAACGCTGTTGAAACCGCTCAGGAAGAGAAGCAATTGCGACAGGCGGCAGAGCAGAAAAATCTAGCACTCGAGAGCCAGATGCTTGACAAGGAATACGACAGACAGATAGCGCTGTTTGAAAAGCAACAGGCCGAGAAGGCTAACAAGGAAACGAAGGAGCAGGTGGAAGACTTACAAACTATATTCAGCGATCATGACTTTGGAAATCTTTATGACAAAAAGCCGGGCCTTATTCTTAAGCGTGTTAATGCTGCTACTGACAGGGTGCTTACACAACTCGTCGAAGCCAGCAGAGGCGCCAAGCAAGAACCAGAAGAGTGAATGTATTAACCCTCCCGGGGTTGATGCAGTATCGCCTTTAAAGATTGTCTGGTATGAGGCATGGACCAAGAACGGCGTTCATGTCATGGGTATCACGCCACGCGATTACGAAGAGCTGAGCATTGCTATCAATCAAGCTACCTCCACCATCACTCACCTGTGGAACCGGAGCGAGTATTACGAGAACTGCATCAAGCGGACTCAAGATAACTAGCGCCCTGTATCACACGCGCATTACGCATACAGATAAACATATTATTCCTTAACGCCTTCCCGCCGTTCACAGTCCTTTGCGTCTGAGTCACCTCGGTTCGCGCTGTGGCGATAGCGACATTATTTTGACCGTCGTAGATCCAGACAAGATAAACCAAGTCATCGGGGACCAGATATAAAACACCAAAGAAATTACACCTGAGAGACTTTGCCACCCGGCACCCGCGCTGCACCTTGTCAGCTGTAACTAGCCACTCAAATCCAAACTGATTCTCGAACGTACTGCGGTTGCAAGTCCTGCACTTTACCTCGATGACGCTGGACACAACGCCATCATTTATCTTGAGGTAGTCAATATCAGCTGGTCTGTCTTTGTTAGTTTCTACATAGACGCCCGGGTAACACTGCTGCAGGATAGTGATGGCTCGGGCTTCCTGAGCCAAAGTGACGCGGCCTCTCGAGGTGTTAATATCAAGACCCACGCTAAGCTTTCTCTCTCAGACTTTTGTTGGCGACGAGGAACGGACCCCAAATAGTGTGGATGGTGGTGTATTTATTTTCCTCCTCCTCCTTTTGCTTAAACCTGTACCTCTTTCTTTCCTGCAGAAAATGATACCGGCATAACAGCCCATACTTACGGTTGCCTTTTTTCGGTAGCCGGGTCGTGCAGCCCCTGACCTTGCAGTAGTCAATCATCTTGGTTCTCCCGAATGCACCGAACCATCCCGTCATCCGACATGCCCTGCCGGCGAAAGAACTCCACCATGTGCAGGAACATGTCAGACATCCGGGTGTCACGATGTTTCGCTTTGCGGCATTCATCACTGCAGAACTTCCCGTGCGGTTTTTGAGCCTCAAAGGAACGCTGGCAGTGAAGACATACCTTGGGATAGGTTTTCATGTTTGTTGCGTCTGGACGCTACAAATTAGCCTTCTTGTATGGATTGAATGACCTGATTGAGCAGGGTCATGTTTTCATCCAGCAAATCACCTGTTAGATTCTCAACAGCCAGCTCAGTCAGCGCTTCTGCCTCCTGTGCCAGCTCGGCCTTGCGCTTTTTGGTGATGGTTTTCTTGGACGCCTCATCGACCAGCAGCTTAATCTGGGTGATGCACTCCACCTCGCTCTCTTCATCCGTCTCGACAAGCTCAGAATCCACATCAGCCTCGTTGCCTTCATTGCCCAGCGTCTGTTCCGGCTCGGACTCTTGCTGCTCGCGCTTCAGGTCCGCAGCTGTCTTCATGCCGGTGACGACCTCAGCTGTTTCAGTGGTGGTAGTGACCTCACTGAAGTCGGCATCCACTATGTGTGCATCTTCCCCTTCGATGATTCGCTCGGCCTCATCCTGATCGTAGATGCCGGAAAAGCTGAAGGCATAACGCAGGCCCTGTATCAAGGTCTTGTGTCGCAGCATGCGCTTGGTGTGCGTCTGCCATGGGCCGTTGACTGCATACGAGCCATTACGGCCACTACCCTTGAAAGGCGGACGGTACACCTCATCAAAATATTCCTTGATGATGACCGGGTGCTTGGAGCCTTTCTTGTAGATGGTCACCTCCATCCAAGCAGGACAGTTCTTATGCTCACTGGACTCGACCATCTGGTCAGACTCAGTGAAGTGAAACCCGTCCATCTGCGGATGTTCGTTGGCGATACGCGCCCAACCATCTACACCCACAACAGGAACGATGCCGTTGTTCTTGTCGGGGAACGCATAGATTTCCTTGGTGAATGGATTGAGATTGTGCTGGTCCGCCACCACCAGTAGCGCAGCCATCTGCTCATTGGTGATGATGGTGCCCTCCTTTTGCTTGAAGGCCGTTGCTGCCAGCGTGGCCATAAGTTTATTGGCCTCGAGGTTGTACTTGTTGGCAAATTTACTTACCAGTGATTTAGGCTTTTCAGCCGTTTGCATGTCAGTCATTTCTTTCTCCTAGTATATTTCTTGGAACTTCGCATACCCCGGCATCGCTAAGTCACGAACGGGAATCTCATTTCTGTAGCCGTAACCCGGCCACTCTCCACTTTCCTTGCAACGCGCATACTCAAGCATGGCGTTTTGGATCTGAATGGAACCTTGCCTGACCCACTGCGGATCAAGCTTATACACCGCGCACTGGTAAGGCGGCTCCTTCTCAACCACGACAAAGAACATGCCGTTTTTAATATCCAGATTAAGGTCCTTGCTGGCAGCTCCGCCAGTGTAGAAGGCCTCCTGAATGTTGTAGTCGAACTTATGGCAGGACCTCTGGAAGCCACTGTAGGAAGCGTCATTGGTAGACTTTAAATCAACGATGCAGCTGTGAGCGTCGTTGTAATTGTCCATGCGAAACTTACACAGCTTTCCAGTGCCTTCGTACACATCACCGTCACCCCGGTCGATAAAGAAACCCGACGACTCGAAGTACCCGTCATCACAGAACACGCCTGCAAAAGGGTGATTCCTAACGCTCTCAGCCATCCTGTGAACCATGTCCCACTCCGAGACATTCCAGTAGTTGTCCGACTCGAAAGAACTCAGCACGGTGTAACCCATCTGCTCGCAAGTCTCTTTCCATATTTTTGCTTCCTTCGTGCGAAAGTCCGGGTACTTGGCCTGCTTGTACATGGCTTTGAATTTTTCAGGCTCGAACACCAAGCAGTGAAATGCGTGGCCAACCCGGAAGTCCCGGGTCTCTGGCCGTGGATGTAGGCGTCCATGCTGGAAGGTTAAAGGGGAGCGACGAAAATCCTTCAGGCCGCTGTTATTCATGCCCGGGGCTTTCCGGTATTCCTCGAAGTCCATATCAGGATAAAAGCCCAGCAGGCGGTCTTCTTTCTTTTCAGCTACCTCGTTCATCACTTAACCTACTTGAAAGCTGACCCGCCAACCACTGCACTTCTCTTTCGACGTAACAAAAATCCCGGTAAACCTCATCACCGAACCAAATCTCAGTCTTGTATGCAGGAGACAGATCACCAAGGTGGGCGCAATCAAAGCCTAACCACCAAACATCATTGTTAGCTGCATCACATTCTTCGTGACAAATGCCCTTGGAGGGATCGCCGCTTTCATCACATAAACCCGAAAAAGTAAGACCACCGTGAATGTTCACGTCCACATCGTCATAATCCTTTTTATAATACGGGTGCCCTTGGGGGACTCCAACGTAGCCACATAATGCCCCTGACCCTCCACGGACAATCAAGCAATCCAGCCCCGTGTCCTTGTCGACCCAGTGAGCCTTGTCTGGCTCCTTCTTCCAAGCGCCTTCACCCCAGTCACTTTTGTCTATCGTGTTCCAAGTCTTCATGGCTCCTGCACCTCCACAAAAAGAAAAAGGTAAAGCGCCACGAACGGGCGCGTAACGGGTGGAAATTGGTGTAAATATCTGCGCCTCATAGCTTCATGCAGCAGGTGGTTATCTTTTCTCATCACTGTCCTCCGATTAACTAACGCAGGTAACATCGTTTTCAATAAGGTCCGTAATACGCAGACCCTCTTTGATGCCCTCGTCTTGGTAAATCTTCTTCCCCTCTGCGTGGGCGTCATGATAGTTGGCGTGGCGAGAAACTTCTTGCCACTCGTATTTTCCGCTATTCAGTTTGTTGTCTGGGTGCGGCGGTTCAACGCACACAAACCTTTCTAAAATAAAATACATCACTGTTCTCCTATTGCTTGAGTGATTATAGTACCAGTTAAAAGGGTATTATCAATCCTATATTTCGCCGTCCAGAGACAGCACTCGCTTTTTGTCCTGCAGCTGCTCCAGCCATTTCACCTGCGTCTGGATCTCGGTGACGGCATTGTCAACATCCCACTCGAGATCACGCAGACGCTGACGTCGGTCTTCCACTGCCTCACGCACCAGCCGATCCTTGATGATTTCAAAGCCGTAGGAATCGCGCTGACTCAACACCTCGATGTTGGGCAAGGTGCCACGACGCACGTATTTGTAGGCCTGTTTCACAGCTGATGCTTTGGCGCCATACTGCTCCACTTTGCCTATCCGCGATCCATCGACAGCGTGCCGCTGGACCTCCCACGCTTTGACTCCATTATTGAAATGCACGGTCACTAATAAAATTGGTCTCACTGTTCTTCTCCTAAGTTAAATCATAGTAGTGGTGCCAGACGCCGGACTTCATCCGACGCCAGCACCTTGGGTTAGAGAAACCACCGCGAGCATAGAACTCGCGGCGGCTTATTGGCATGGACCCGATCACGCCACTTTATCCAGCAGCTTGCCGGCCTTGCGCTCAAGGTCCAGACGTTCATCCTGTCTGCCCTTGCTACGCGCATGTGCTGTGATTCCTTGCACGAATTGCCAGACGGACTTCGGCTTGTCACCTTCTTCCTCGACAACGCAGTTAATCACTTCACGGACCTCTTTCTTGTTGAAGCCGCGATTACGCAGGAATGACTCCCGGTCATCGTCGTTGTAGGCCACGACAGCTTCCTTGGCTCGCTGTACGCCCTGTATTAAGGCCGCATCATTCGACTGGATGAAAGACTGCAGTGCCGGTCTGGCGGACTCCAGAAAGCGACGTGGTGCATTCTTGGAGTGGGTCAGGCGGATCTCCTGATACCCTTCCACGCCCCAGAGCATACGGTTGGCGCACGAGGCGCGGAAGTAAAAACAGGCTATGCCGAATGAGCGGTTGCCAACCTCGGAGTTCCAGACGTAGAAACCGCGGTACACGATGTCGTCTTCCAGCTCGCCCTGTTTGTTACGGAACGTGCCCACCTTTATCGGATGGGTGTGGTCCACGAGGAACAAGAACACATCCCGGTCACTGGCAAACAACGTCGTGGTCTGCTTGGTGATAGGCGCCTGCGTGTCATAGATCATGCTGTTACTATTCAGCAGGCCCGGGACCGTCCAGCAAGTATCACCGGCACCGTTGCCAGCCAGATTCCTGACCGCATCCACCACGGCGTGGTCATAGATACGACCGTAATCAGGACCGGTAGCAGCACGCAGCTCCGTATTGCCGTTGCGCGTGGCATACACCTTGATGGCCTCAGACCTGACTTCACTGATGCCCCACTGCAGGTTAATGCCTGCGATTGTGCCCGGGAGTGTCCGCAGGTACTTGGCCGGCGCTTTCACCAGCTGGCATATCTGTCCAAACGAGTAGTGGTTTGGATGGGTTACGAAGTCACCCTGCTCACCCGGGATAATGAGATCCAGATTCTCCGGGTCATCATTCTGGGCACTCACCTTGATGTCGCGCACGTCGACTATCTGGTTGAACGAGTTGTCAGCAGCGTCTTTACAGAACGTATGCAGGCTGTCCAAGTCCAGAAACTTCTGGTCATCTGGACGGTGAAACCACTGGGAACCGATAGCGTGACTCCAGCCACCGGCATCTGCGTTGACGCCATGTTGCGTCGGGGTTATATCAATTACTTCACTCATCACTGTTTCTCCTTGACGCTTATGCGTCGGTTAAGGTATCGACCACAAAAGCATTGATGCGGTCATAGTATTTACTAAGAACGAGGTCTGCTAATTCCTCGTCGATTTCTTCCTCAATTTTTGAGGTCATGTATTCCAGCAGCAACGCGACATACTCAACAGTCAGCACGTCTTGGAAAAGCTGAATTTCGTTCCTTGCCAGCACTTGGTGCTTCAGCCAAGCCAGCGCGATTTCACGCTGAGCCGTATCTGACAGTTCAGGCAGGCCGTCGACTTTTTGCTTGTGAAAATTAACCTGCACCTTAGCGTTATCAACAATCTGCTCGATTAAATTGATACGCGCTTTTGCTAAATTCAATTCATCTGAGGTCATATTCCTGCTCCTTTAAGTTATAGACGGTCCGGTTGCCAGAGGTGCAGTTGTACACATGGACCGGCACCTTCCCTGCCTCGTCCACAAAGGCGTCGACCAGACCGCCCCCGGTGAACAAGTAGGTTGAAAGGTTAATGTAATCCCACATCACGCCACCTCTTCTTGGTTTGAGTTGGTGAACTGCCAGAAGTCACAGCTACCAATACCACCGGTATAGTAGGCCCGGTCAGACAGCGCCTGATCCAAATCTTCCTCATCCAGCTTGCCTTCCCAGTGTTCTTTGAACACCTCGATAAAAGCTTCTTTCACGTAGCCCGGCAGGGGCGGATAGAAGTTTACCGAGAGGTGGGTGTTCAGGGCCTGCTCGAGACCCTGAAATTCTACGAATGATTGAATGTCTTTCATGACACTGCCTCCAGTTCTTTGTAGCCAGAGCTTTCGCCGTAGACAGCGAGATGCTGTTCAACGGTGGTGTACTTCCAAGTGTGGCCGTTGGTAGCCCACTGTGGTGGATATGAGTTCAAGTAGGCCTCGTATGGAGCGTCCAGACTGGTCAGCTCAGCAATGCGCCAGCCGGTACCAGTAGAGTGCGGTGCGCTGGTCTTGTAGTTTCCGGCCAAAGTAATGCCGCCAAGGTCCGACTGGAAGGAAACCACTCTTTTTCCGTCCCGGTCGGTGTAGAACCCATAGGTACCGGCCTTCGAGATGAAGACACGGAACCCCTTGGACAGAAGCTTGGATGCAAGCTCCTGTATTTTCTGTCGCTTATAATCAATCTTACTCATCACTGCCCCCTATTTCTTTTTCGCCGTAACAACGACGCGGTTAACTTCAGACTGCTTGGTGTTAGCTGAGACGATCTGGCGAGACGCGCCCAGCTTCTCAGCGATACCTTTCCAGTTGACCACTTTCTTGAAGCCCTGAGTGAACACGACACGGAAGAGCTTACCTTCCGCTGGGTCACCACCCGTCAGGTTGAAGAGCAGGCCTTCGGCCCCCTTCAGCTGCTTTTTCAGGTCATCAATATCAGCGCGTAATTGGCCGATGTGATCTGCGATCGCTTCCGGGGAAGCTTCTACTAATTTTGCATTTTTAACTTTCATCACTGTTCTCCTGTTGGTTATTTTCTATCTTTGTAAATATCACAAACACGTTGCTGAGATATTCCGTATTCAGCAGCAAGTGACTTTCCTGATTCGCCGCTTGCTCTGCGCTGTTTAATTTCAGCGCGTTGCTTCTCGGTTATAAGAGCGCCAGACCTATGCGTGCCATGACGGACAGAGTCCAGCAAGTTCTCGCTCTGAGAACCCCAAGCCAAGTTTTCAGGCCTATCATCTCTTGGGTCTCCATTTAGATGCCTGCTAACAGCGCCTTCGGGCCTAGGTCCGTGGTAAGTTTCCAAAACAAGCACATGCCTGCGTTGGCGAAACTTTCCATTTCTTATTTGATGGTAACCACCGCTATCAACAGACGGGGTTAGCTCACGAAAAACACGACCATCCTTGGTCACATATATTTCATTGTGTACGGGGTGCTGTTTCATCATATTCTCCTAGCGCAAAAAAGTATGGTAGCAACTATCCCCAAGGCAATCCATATTTTTTGCTGCACACCTTTCCATATCCCACAGCTGTGGATTTCTCATCGCTAAGTGGGCGGCTGCAGAAGCAGCACTCACCGGTCAGCTTGCCGTACTCGCTGGCCACGCCTTCAGGGTCCTCGACCAGCGCATTGATTACTTCGATGACACCGTCAGTGATGTCACGGCCAGCGCGAAACTGACCCTCGTGGATACGACCGAAATACTTGTTGTCACCATAAGGACCACCGTCAGTGATCTGGATGGCGCCCGGGGTGCGACTGCGGTCACCGGCTACGTGTAGGCGAACCGGATTGCCGTCCGCATCCTGAAGCTTAACCTTCGGGTGCTTCAGGCCAGCGCTCTTCGCACGGTTCAGGAATGAGGTGAGACCGTCAGCATTGACGGCAAACGCCTTGGGCTTGATTTTACCCGTGGCACGCTTGGTCAACTGGTCAACCCAGTAGGCCTGCTTCTCGGAAAGGTAACCGCGACGGTTAGCTGCGGTAATAAGGTTGTCGGCAAAACCGTGGTCTTTGGCCGGCAGGTTGGCGAGGTTATCGCGTAAGTCATCAACTGTGTACATGGATATACTCCCATCAAAGTAGCCCCTGAATCAGCGCGGGGCCTTCCGCTACCACTTGCGGTAAACACAAGATGGGGAGAATAATACACCCCTGAATTTCAATTGCAAGGGTTTTTAATCCCTTGACACAGAATCCACATAGGAGGATATTCGCGGTTATGGAAAGTAAATTATTGGAAGAGACGTTGGACCTACTGAGCAGGGCATCGGAGCAGCGACCAACCATCGCAGAGAACACCGGCCTGAAAGCAGACTGGCTCAAAGCATTATCCCGGGGGGACTTCAAGGACCCGGGCGTAGTAAAAATTGAGACACTTAACCGGTACCTCAAAAAGAAAGGTAAAACGATTTAACTAGAGTGGCCCGGGGACCCCGCTTTCCTTTGCCCCGGGTCTTTTTTTTACAGGAGACAGTGATGAAGATTGAAAAAGACATACCCATCCCATCAACTCAGGCTTCTAACATGGCCGACACGGAGCTGTACGACACAATGAAACAGCTCGAGGTGAGGGACTCGTTCGCTATCAAGCTGGACGATGAACTTCGTGTTGACCACCCGGGCGTTAATCGCGTCAAGGCCGGGACTATACGCATGACCGTGGCAAGGTATGGGGAAAGACTAAAACGCCGTCATACGACCAGAATCATCCGTCAGGACGGAAAAACAGAGCTGCGTGTTTGGAGGACGAAATGAATAAACAAGAGATGCAAAAGAAAATAGATGATTTCAAAGCCTTTATTGAAAACGAAAAAGTTGCCAATGAAATCCAGATAGAAAGGCTCCAAGAGATGCTTGAAGATTGCTTTTGTGAGGAATGGGGTGACCCTGAGACTCATCGGACTAATGACACAGTTTTGAGTGGTGATGGCATTATTTATAGCACTTCAAGTACTTCGCTTCGTCCATACTGGAAGCGTGGACGTACAGGCACAAAAGAATACCTAAAAGCCTACGACAAAGCCGAGATAGCCACTGCCATTATCAAGCGATACCGGAAACATATCGGTGCGGATGAGTGTGATTGGAGTAATTCTATTATAAGCAAGTTTTGCTACGCATATGACTGGAGGTATCAAAAGTTTGATGTAATAGGTCATACCTTTTATAAAAACCCAAACGTTATCTACTGGTCAAAATATATTGAATTTGAAGACCTCCCATCTATCGTCCAAGAAGCCTATAACACGTTATTGGAGTGTGATGTATGAAAGCAAATGACTTAATTAATCCAAAATGGATAGAGGACGAGCAATCAGGGTGTAAATGGCTTAATGAAGGATTAACAGTACGTGACCATATTGCTATTCAGGCAATGCAAGGGATTATTTCTATTTATGATGCCAGAGACCTTCAAAACCAAAAAGACCCTGAATGGATAGCAATGCAGTCTTATCGACTAGCCGATGCCATGATTACCGAGTCCAACAAGGAGAATAGTGATGGGTGATGTAAATGATCTGATAGATGATATTGATTGGTACTCATACAACGTGCCCGGAGACCCTGCTTGCAAGTTAATAAAGAAATGCGGCAAAGCGTTATCCGAACAACAAGCCCTGCTGGATGAGTGTGAGAAAGCTTGCACTGAAATGTTTGAAGATTTTAAGAGAAGAGCTGATTTCTATGAAGCAAACAAAGAATATCTAGGTGGTTTAACTGTGGGCAATTCCGCCCTTGCTGGGTTTTCAGGAATGCTAGTCAAACTCCAGAACAGGAACAAGTGAACAATGAAGCGTAATAGGGTATCAAGTATAGCTATCTCACAATGGGCTGTACTGAAAGCCACTCCTGCCAGTGGGATGATGCCTGAATATACTGGACGCTTCGCCAATGACAATGGGCTGTGTAGCTTAATGGTAAAGCTCACGTGTTTAAAAAAGGGGGCATCGCGTTGACCATCCTTGATGCAGGTTCGAGTCCTGCCACAGCCCACCATTAACAGGAGATAGATAATGAGTGATGTTAAGAAACTCATGGAACAGGAGATGGAAAAAATAGAACTGTGTTGGTTTTGGTGTAAAGACAC